TTAAGCTTTTACCGTCCTTTCGCCTTCCATCGATCCATCGCCCAGATATTTGCATCGTTCCCCGCGGCGTCGCTTGCCATCAGTGCGAGCGCCTGAGTGGTGTTGGATAACTTCCCGGCGGCAAGCATCGTTATGAACAGGTCGGATTGCATGAACGCGCCTGTAACAGCTGCCTGGAGTACTTCCCCTATAGGCTTCGGCGCGCACTCTGTCAGCAGGAACCATGTCGGGGTCGCCCCCATAGTAGGTATGCCCAAGCAATAGCAGTAAACCGGCATGGCTCATACTGTAACCGTCGCCGTTATCGAAGAACATCGATAAAGCGTTGTTCATGGGCATGTGATCAACCTCTTATAAGTTTATCGCGCCAAATGGGCTATCCACATGCTATCACTTGTCAATAAATCATGGTTCTCCGGCGATACTTACCCTGTTTAATCCTCGAGACTACCGATTTAGTGTCTCCGGTAAGCTTTGATGACTGCCCTCCAATTTGAGGATGCCCCTGTTTTCAGGGATACCGCTATCGGTGGAGACGGCGAAAGCGCCCGATACTAGTTCCAGCTGTCGCATCGCGGATCGTCACGCGTTAAAAAGCCCGCTACGAGGGCGGGCTGATAGATTACTGAGAGGCGAGTTATTTCTTCTGTACTGGAGCGGGCGCTGGCGCAAGGGCGGTTGGCGTTGACACTGATCCCTTGCCTGACTCGAACGCAGAAATCGTTATTTGAGAAATTCCGATATTAGATTGCTGAGTGCCAAAGTAAGCAGCAAGGGCGAGTGCAAATACAGCCAAAATCGTTGTAAGCGACGTAACCCACAATGTTGACTTCAGCCCCGTGGTCCGATCGGCCGCAGCAGCTACGTGGGTCAACATCTGCTGAAGAATCTTTTCTGAATTATCGTGCCTGGCTATGGAAAGTTTTTCCGCAGCCTCAGACCTGACTAAAAACAGGTCCATCTTATTGGTGATGGCGCTGATACTGGCGTCCATTTTATTGGTCACGGCATCTATTCGAGCGTCCAACCGAGCCTCTCTGGCCTCGAATTTTGCATCGAATTCTTGTCTGGTGATGTCGGTCATGGGTTTATGATCTGCCAACGAAGGCTTGACGTCAACCTTAATTTTCACTTGGTTATAGCCGGTAGCCGCTTCTAATTTGCTCTTTACGGATTCTGCTGTAACAGTCATGCAGTACCTTTTGTATTGTACCAATCGAGCAATATACCTGCCGCCTGAAGTCTCACTAAGCCGCAATGCCTACATGACATGGGGATCACGATATACGCCATTTCCGTTTGCCTATAGTCAGTTGTAGCTAGTGGCAGTAGTCCTACTCCCATATTGGGTATACCTCCATCTACGATTGGCGGGCCGCCATAAGTTAGCATCCATTCAGCATGTGCACACGATGAGCATTTTTCATCAATTCCCTTGAATTTAAAATATTCATCCAAATCAGCGGACGTTATTTTTATAAGATTCTTTTCATCCATACATGTCCTGTTTTCACAACTCCATCGCCTACGGTAAGTCCGTTACTTGCGTTTGGCGCATGGAAACGCATCTTTCAGCGCATCTATGACTAAATCACTGGCAGATTCATTCCACCTAGCGGGGCGATCAGATACATATTTTTTTGTCACTGCCATAAGCTGCCCAACCGTCGCGCCAGATGGAGGGCAAAACAAGTACCCGGAAAATGCGTCGCTACTGCCGGTCACGTAGCCTATCAACGTTCCCGAATCTAAAAAATCTCCTCCGGTGGGCCTACTTGCATTTATCCGGTCATCAGAGCCTATCCACCGCATTAGATTATTCCCGCTGTAGTAGATATTGCCGCCATCTGCCGACGACTCGCCAGACATCAAAATGAAAAAAATTGCTGCCAGAGAGAATTTTAGTAGCTGCATTTGCTCTGGCAATACTGGTACACATACCGCCCCGATTGAGTGCAATCACTAACACACGTGTGATCAATGCGGCGAGGAGGCGGCGGTGAGTATTGGGGCGCTTGCTGTTGCGGCTGCGGCTCCGGGTATGCCATGGCACAGCCCTGGTAGCACTGGCCGTCGCCTGAGTTGCATGTACTTAAGCATTGTTGCTTTTGCTGTTGCTGTTGACCATCACGCACCCCTTGTGCCGCAGCGCCCATATTCCCGACCATATTACCAAAGTTAAAGGCGTGGGAAGTTTGTGACTGAAAACACAGAATGAGCGCCGGCATCAATAACCTTTTCATCATTTCCCCCCCCATGAAACTTCATCAATTTTTATTCTAATTCCGCGCAGAAATACCGATAACCTGTACGCGCATACAATAGTATTGTTTTGCCTTTGGGTGCTGAGCCGCTTAATTTTAGACTTGGAAATGTGGGAATAGCTGACGAATTCAGACGCTGGCGCTTCTTCTAACACGAACCTACGGCATATCCCGGACCAGCATCATGCGTGTGACTGGGGACTTATGAACGGCCCCGGTTGTCGGTTGTCACTTTCGACAACCGACAACCCTTGATCGACAACCAGATTGAAATCAGAACTCCCACCAGCTCGAAGCAAATTTTAATTTTTCATTTGACGCGGAAACATCGACTTTCCCATCGATCAGCACTATTAGCCCGCGAGTTTTCCATTTCGCCGCCGCCTGCTTTGATACGCCGTGCATCGCTGCAAATTTTAAAATAAAAACGTGGCTCATGTTTTGGTGACAACCTAATTTGAAAATTTCATAGCTGGTAAAACACCGAGGCGCGCAATGCCCGTGCCTCTCAATTCTTTGGGAGGGACCCATGACTATCCAAGCCGAATTGCACGGGAAACATAATGCGGTCCTAAAAATTTAGGAACGCGAACGGAAAAAGACGTCCTCAGTTTTGAATCGATCTCAGGCAATCGGGCCGCTGCCTATCGCGTGATCGTAATCACGCATCAACCTGCTGAGTTTTGAGAAGGTCTGCTACCCGGTCAGAGCCGCCAGTAGAGTCCGACTCCAGATAGATCAGTGTGTAGATGGTGGTATCCCTCCCCGCAATCCTCACTGCAAGCGTTTGCAGTGACAGTGCCAGCCAGGTCATCCACATCACAAAGTATCGTCTCAGTAAGCCGGACTACTTGAATCTCAGGGGCCCTCAAAGTCCAGACGTTTTGCCAGTTCCGTAATTGGACGGGTATCAGCGACAATTTCCCCCGTCCCCTGGGCCCCCAGTTTAAGCATCACATTTCCGGATTTACGCCATACTCAAACGCCTATTTGCCTATATAGAGCGATTGAGTTTTAGCCCACAGCGCATCACGGCTGGCCTTGTGGCGGCGCTCCTGCTCACAGGTACGGGAACAGCAGGGTATGCGTGCCCTTAGCTGAAAGGCCTCGGCCTTGAATGCTTTGTTGCAGACCGGGCACTTGCAGGGAATTGTTTTGAAGCCCATAGCGGTTTACTCCTTGAATGGTATGGTGTGGCCAGGGCTGCCCCGGACTGAGGCACCCTTATAGGAACGGTCAGAATCAACCCTCTGCGGCGTTGCCTCTGAATCGCTGCATAGCCGCGTCACTGATTGGCGTACTCATCTCAATGAATCGCCCTTCGATCACTAGATCAGCGTCCTCCACCATTTCAAGGTGGCCCCTGTGTTCCTTGCAGCCTTTAGCCAGTACGCGCAGGGCGGCCTGCTCAACGCGCTTGGCTTGGGTAAGTTGCCGGGATGTTTGAACTTGAAGGTGCAAACCCGTGAAACCATCCAACTCATCGGCACGGCGTTTCTGCGCACCCACCAGGAGCCGGTGATTTCGGGCGCTATGCCAGCGAAGGGCGGAAGTAACAATTTCACGGTCATTCATCTGGCTTCCTTAAGATTGATGCTGTCATTGCTGGCGGTCGGCACAATAGACAGGCGCGGTGGTAAGCGTTTCATCGTGCCATCAGCCGATTGCCGGTAAGTAGGCAAGTCTGCAAACATGCCGCCTGCTTCAAACAGGCTATCGCCCAATGCCTTACCTTCACGGGTGTTGACCAGAAAATCCATGAACACATAATTCAATGCCTGAAAAATCTCTCCGTCGTTCCAATCCTGACCCCGGCGCAATACTGAGTCCTCCAGTCCATGAATGAAAACGATCTCATGCAGTCCGTCAGCCTCTGTCAACCCGGCACGGTCCGCGATGTTGACGTTAAGGACTTCGCAACGCTGAGCAAGGGTAGTACCGGCATTTATAACCGGCGCAAGGGTGACAAGCAGTTTGCCGCAATCCTTCAGGGACTCACGCAATGGCTTGCACAAGGCTCCCGCATCATCAGCCAAAGCTTCCAATGCAGCGATACGGGCGGTATCAAACAGGCCTGCACGCTCTTTTATGATCCGTGCCTCTCGCCGGTAACAGCGTGCTTTATCGCGCTGGCTGTCCAGCTTGGCGACGGTCTGGCGTATTGCTCTGCGGATCATTGCGACGGACTGCATTAGATTTTTTGCGGTCGGACGATGGTCGCTCAAGGTCATGATGTTGGCGGTATCGATTGTTGCTTCAGTCGTCGTCATTGAGTCAACCTGTTAAATAATGCCATTACATCCACGCAAGTCGCTTCACATGCCGCGACCTGTCCCGATACCACGATTTCCGCTGCCTTACACACCGCCTCATCAAAGCTCATCCCTTCGACTTGCATAAAATGCCACGTCAGATTGTCAACGCGATGCAATTCTTCGGCCGGATGACCCGCATCAATTTCGGCTTGAACACGGTGCAATTGGAATTGCTTCAAAGCACTTATCGCTGATTCCTGATGCATTTCTGGCTGATGCTGTTTTTGTGGTGTTCCAGGTGTTCCCGGTGTTCCGTACCCATCGGAACGGCTACCAGCTTGGTTCTTTGCGGAACACCGGCTTGGAACACTGGTTTTTTCCCGGTGTTCCCGGTGTTCCGTAAACGGCAAAATGGAACACCGGGAACACCGGGAACACCGGAAATTTTTGGGTGTTCCGCGCCGGTGTTCCGCGCCGAATGGCTCTGGGCTTGGTTCTCCGAAGGATGGAACACCGGGAACACCGGGAACAAGAAATTGGCAAATAAACGCCGCTATCATCCCGTTGATACAACGGCACACCGTGGTAAGCCAATTCCGCCGCAAATATAAGTGCGTAGCCAAAGGTCTCTTCATTTTTCAAAAAGAAAGTCCTGGCCATTTGACCATGGTCACTATTTGTGTAGTGCCATGAATATGCTCCTACTGGACCCATCTCGTGGGTTATCCAGTCTTTAAGGCAGATAAATTCGCCATCAATTGCAGGTAGTTTAGAGAGGTCAATTTTTGACAATATAACCGCAGCTAGATCTGAGTAATGTTGAACAAGCGCCTTGTCATTTGGTATTCTATTGTCACCTTCATACCGCATAAAAAAGTTGTGTTCACTATCCGCTCCCAGTACCGCTTCGCAAATAAGTTGTGCGAAAAGATTCGGATTTTCATCTATAATTTTTTGTATGATTCCAAACATTCTTCTTTAAGTTTTACAAATTCGACACGTTCTCGTCGATATTCTGCTCTGTTTTCTTCCCAGCTTAATTTGTTCTCCATACCGCCCCTTTCCCCTTTTCCTAATTCGGAAGCCATGCCAGCAAATATAAGGGGTAACTATCTATTTTCCCGCCGTCGCGGTAGGCATGGCTAAACTGGTAATTTAATCGTCGTAATGATGTCGGCAGGCGATGATCACCAAGTCGTCATCGGTAGCCCGGTAAATCAAGCGGTTGGCGTCATCGATTCTTCGGCTCCAATAACCTGACAGATTGCCTAGCAATGGCTCGGGCTTTCCGATACCTGCAAATGGTTCGCGTCTGGCGGCTTCGATCAGCAGATTGATGCGCTTGAGGGTCTTTTTGTCCTGTCCGTGCCAGTACAGATACATTTCCCATCCATCAGGGGTGAAAACGATACGACGTCTCATTCGTCCGAGCTTAGCAATTGCCGCTCTTGTGCGAGACCGGCTTTGTCCTGAGCAATGGATTTGAAGATGGCTTTTGCATTGGCTGGGTTGCCCAGCAAATAAAGCGTTTCTTGCAGGCTGTTGTAATAGTCGCGCCCCATCAGCACCGCATCTTCGCCGTCACGGCGATGGATAACGGTAATTTCCGCATTGTCGATGGTGCTATCCAGCACGCTTTTCAGATTGTTACGGGCCTCGGTATAGGTCAGAATGCGCATTGCTTGCTCCTTACATGTACAGATTAATGCCCAAGTATAGCTTGCATTGCCTATCTGTGCCAAAACTGTAGGTCATGCGGCCTTGAACGGGATTACGTTATCGCTGTCTCTCAGGCCGCCCAGGTAGTCGGACCATCGCTGCATCATTTTTCTACGGGCGGGCAGATGGGCGGTGCGATTGTAGGCGCGGCCATTCGGGTCTTTCACGGCGTGCGCAAGCTGGTGCTCGATCAGGTCAACCCGTTCGCCCATGACTTCATCCATGATGGTGCGCGCCATTGCCCGGAAGCCATGGGCGGTCATCACTTCTTTGCTGTAACCCATGCTGCGTAATGCTGCGGTGATGGTGTTTTCACTCATGCACCTGGCACCTGTGCGAATACTTGGAAAAACGAATTTACTCCCGCCTGTCATCAAATGAACGCCCCGCAATATCTCCACGGCCTGCACGGATAACGGCACCAGGTGATCTACCTTCATTTTCATTTTGCTGGCAGGGATACGCCACTCTGCCGCGTCCAAGTCGATCTCGATCCATTTGGCTGATCTCAGTTCACCAGGACGCACGAACAAAAGCGGGGACAGTTTCAGCGCGGCAACGGCGTAAGGGTGGCCGGTGTAGGTATGGATCGAACGCATCAGTTCACCGGCTTGCTGCGGTTCAGTGATCGCCGCATAGTGAACCTGGGGAGCAACCGACAAGGCACCTTTCAAATCTACGGTTACATCTCGCTCCGTCAGGCCACTAGCCACGGCGTGGCGCAATATTTGTCCGCATAGCCGTCTGACGCTGTGCGCGGAATCAATTGCGCCTCTCGCTTCCATCTTTTGGATGGTTGCCAATACGTCGATAGGCTTAATAGCTGATACCGGCATTTCTCCGATGGAGGGGAATACATCTTTTTTTAACCAGCTAGTTACCTTGTCTTGCGTCGTTTCCGCTCGGGTGGCGGCAGTCTTCCCCAGCCAAGCCCATGCAACTCGTTCAAAAGTATTTGTTGCCGCCGCTGTCGCTGTTTGTTTGTCGTCACGCCTGATTTGGGCCGGGTCGGTGCCAGCGGCTCTTTGTTCCCTTGCTGCGTCGCGTTTTTTGCGGGCATTCGTTAGTGAGACCGCTGGATATGGGCCGAAGGTTAGCCGGGTATTTTTACCATTGGGCTGGCGGTAAGCCATGCGCCAGGTCTTCGAGCCTGTCGGGGCAATTTCCAAATACATGCCACCACCATCAGCAAGCGTGTAGGATTTTTCTTTAGGCTTTGCGCTTTTTATTTGCAGGTCGGTGAGGAGGATGGCGAGTTTAGGCATTTTGCATCCATAGGTTTTTAGGGTTTTCCCATGGATGTAAGGATGGATGCAAAATGGTGGGTGTCAATGGGCAACCGTAGCCGCAACAGGCGTTAAAAAGCCCCTAAGTGTTTGATTTCTTAGGGGCTTTTAGGCAAACTTAGACAACGTTTGCAATAGTCTTGGTGCCGAGAGCCGGAATCGAACCGGCACGCCTTACAGCGCGGGATTTTGAGTCCCGGAACTAAGTCAATGAAATCAATTGGTTAGCACTTATTCTGCTCCGCAATCGAGTAAAAACGTGGTTCCGGTAAGCCCCGTCTGGCTTGGCTCGACGTATTTTTGCGGAGCAGAATTGCGCCTATTTTGTCGGCTTTACTAGCTTGCCGCGACGGTGCCGAACGTACTGTGCCGTCATGATTTCGGAGCTATGCCCAAGCTGGTCTTTGGCTGCCGCCATGCCTCGGATTTCTTCGGTATCGGTGCCAGCCTTGGCGCGCAAGTCACGGAACTGGAATGCTTTGATTTGCGCCGCAAGTTCTGGGTGAGCAAGTATTGCAGCGATCCGTGCGCGGTCAAATGCGCCGCGTAACATTGCTTTCGTTAGCCTTTGACCGTCCTCTTTTGCCGCTAATGGCATGCCAACAACCTTTTTTGCATTGATTCGGTCAATCACACTTGCCAATTCGCCTTCGACCGATACCCTTAATAATTTACCGCCTTTATTCTGTAAGACCGATACTGCGCCGCCCTTAATGTCAGACTGTGACATTTTACGGACATCTGCCGGGCGCTGGCCGGTGAGATAAGCCAAGTCCATTGCATCTCGTAAATGCGGCTCTGCGACCTCCCAAACGACCGAGTATATCGCGTCATCAATATAAACATTCCGTCCAGTTTCTTTATGCCCTTTTACACCGGCGCACGGGTTAGATTTACTTGTGAGTCCAGTTTCTCTGGCAAAATTCCATATATGGCTGAATAGCGCTTTTTCTCTATTGGCACGGACCTTTGCCGATATTCTGAACACTAAATATTGACGAATATGCAACGGTTCGATGCTATCCAGTGCGACCTTTGATTCATCAAAAAAAGTATATAGCCTCTTCAGTTCGCGGAGATTATCTTTCTGCGTCTCCGCTCCTTTTGTGTGCAAAACATCCCGAACGTAGCATTCAGCAACATGTCGGAACGTTATTAACTCCCCTGGTGGCTTACTGACAGTCATTTCCGCCCACTTCTTTACTGCTGCCGGATAGTCCGGTCCAAGCGGAACCTCTTTCCGTGGTGTTGCTCCGGTATCCAGATAATAATAAATCTTACCGCTGCGCTGCTTTCGGGAGCGCATACCACGCGGCAAGTTTAGATTCGTCGTCGGCTTCCTGCCCATTATTACGCGCTCCTTAACGCTTTTGGAATCCACTCTGATTTAACTACAGGGATTTCTTTGCGACCGTGGATGGCCTCTTTCGCCACAACCGGATGGCCGGTCGCATTGACGAAAAACGGCAGTCCCATCTTACGCAGCGCATCAATTTGACCTCCCTTCATCTTACGCCCGGTTAGCGTTGCAATATCGTCATCATCGAGAAATATGTTCATCACTCCCCCTTATCTGGTACAGGTGGCAAAGGCTTAGCAAGTATTTGCCAGTGGGTTACCATGTCACCATGTACGTCAATCGCCTCATAGAAGCTATCGAAGTCATGGTGCTCAACTGAGTTATGCCAGCCATTGAATAGCAGTGGTTCGCCATCCTCTGAATAACATCCCTTGCCATTCAAATATGTCGCGATAAAGACATACTGCTTTTGGTCGTGGGCGCGAGTGCATGCAACCCAAAAGTCATCCTCATTTCCTCGCCCGATGTTCGGCACTCCGTCTGACACGCTGATCCAGCCCGATACCGGAATTACGGCAACGGGTGGTGTGGGCGCTAAAGCCAAAGCATCACCCCACTTTATCAGCATATCCTCCCCAGCAAACGTCATAGCTGCCATCATGTCAGAGGTCGGCACCTTCTGCACCATCAGCCAACCATCGGGTACCGACATGGGATTTCCCGTATCGCCCACAGCATCAGCCACGTAAAACTGCATTAGCGGACTTAGCACTGCTATCGGTAATACCGAGGGCAGATATTGTGCGTACTTCGACGGTCCTAGCTCGCCACAACCCTCAAATGGCGCGCACATGCTTTGCTGCTGGCATACGCGCATTGTCTTGCGGCAGATTAGATCGCTCATTTCGCCTCCTGAGTAGCGAGAATTCCGTGATGCTTTTCGACAGCGGCAGTGAGTGCGCAGTCCCAATCATCGCCATCCCAGCCGTCACATGGACTGATAGACGCTCGAATTGTCATTATCTGCGCTTCACTCAATGGCACCGGACGAACTGGCTGTGCTGGCGCTGGCGGGGCATATTCGTACACATCAAATACCGCTTTAGCAAATTCTAAGGCTATGTGTGCCGCACGCTTCTGATCGTGGGTGGCTGTCTGGGATACCCATATGCCCTCTAGCTCTTCCAGCCACCACTGACCTCTCGCGTAATCGGACACCGGGTAGGGCGCTTGCGGCTGCGCTGGCGGGGAGGTGAATAGTTCGCGTACCTCACATCCTTGTTCTAGCGCCATATCGCGCTGATCAGCGTGCATGCTGCGCCATACCCCTGGCTGGTTCGGATAGCTGTACTGGTACATTACAGGCTCCCCTTGCGGCTGGCTGAGTGCTGCATGGCGTTGCCAGCCCTCCCATTGATGCTGCATCACTCCGTGTATGTAGTCTTTGTCGCCATACGACCTTTTCATATAGAAAGGATGCTCGTAACCAAGCGGCATCAGGTCTGCTTCCATCGCACTCTCAAATTCCTTGCGCTCCTGCTCGATATTCATCATGCCGATTCCTCTACTGCCTTTAATACCTCTTTATGCAACATGCTTACCAGCCCAAATGCAGCGACACTAGAAGACAACTTTGTCCAGTCGGTGGTGACAGTCCCGTCTTTTCTTAGGCATACAATTAGCGCCGCATCAATATCGTCTGACTCATTTAATGCGTTAGAGAATAGAGACTTCGGCGTTCCTCTTTGCTGAAATTTCAATAACTTAGCGCTCATGCCAGCTCCCCTGCGGCAAGTCTGCGCACCAGAATCTCGTAAGTCGGCACGCCATTCACGGAGACGATCACCGGATTTTTCTGCATGTTGACGTGCTCAATGACCGCGCCTATCGCCTCATTCGTGACGTCGGTCTTGTTTGCGCTCCACATCCTTCCGCCCTTTAAAAGGGTGCCAGCAAAAATACTTCCACTCAGTGGTGATGTTCCTATGCGAATATTCTTTGGCACGCTCATTCCCCCTTACGCCAAACAGTTTTAGCCGATGATTCGCCGGTGTTGGGGTCGTACGTATGCGCAGAAACGCTAATCGTCCCATCGTCGGAATTTCGTATGGCTAAGTGAAGACTTTCATACCCATGAGATTGTCTGAGTAGGTTGATATTGTGATACGACACGATCAGCGGTAGCGGCTCGGGGAGGGTGTGGACATCCAAATCTTTGCATGGACAAGGGCCCTCCTGCCCACCGCGAGTAAAACTTACTGGAATGTTGCGCCCTACAATCCAAGCAACGAGCGGATACATTACGTCAAGGCCCGAATCAAACAACTTAACAATTTTTTTATCTCCACTGCGTTGCCGTGAAATGTCGGCCGTAATATCGAATGTCATGATTTTCCTTTGGTTGATTCAATGCCGCGCTGAACACCGGCTGATCGAACGTCTTTTTCAAACTGGCTTGCGGCACGGCATGAACTGAAAATGATCTTTACGCTCTGATCACCGGCCCGCTTCATTTCGCATGCTTCGCGGAACACTGGCAGCTTCCTTGCCTCTGCAAGCTGCGCCTCAAGTTGCTCGATGTGGGCGATCATTGCCAGCACTGCGAGCGGATTGGTGGCGGCGATGTAGGCAGCGTTCTTTTCCTCGATCAGCACCAGCGGGGTTAAAGGGCCATTCTTTTCTGTCCCAAGTCCCACTGAGTTAGCCACAATCGGGTATTGCCGCCCCAATTGCGGGTGATACCAACTTGTGTTGATTAGCAACTCTTTGTGGAAGCCACCCAGGTAGTGCGGGTGCGCGTTGGCGCGAACTTCCCACGGTCCTGTGGTTGCCGCCTCTGCCAGCGCCTTGAGTGCGGCGATGTCCTGCTTCTGTTCGGTGGTCATGCTAGAAATTCCGCGCCAAACATAGATTCCAGCCACTCAGCAACTGTTTCTACCGGCTCGGCGTAATGCGCAGAAAGCACGCGGATAACTTCTTCGGCTGTCGGGCGGAATGGCGGTGGCGCAATCTTCTTGATGAAGTTGATGCCAGCAGTTTCCGATACCAGGGGCATGCGCTCCGGCTCCGGCACAATTACAACCTCAACCGGTACCGGTGTAGCCAACGCCGCCTTCTGCGCATCCAGATCAGCACGCTCCACACGCAGCGCCTCGGTGGCGGCATCGATTTTGGCTTGGGCATCCCGCTGCTCCTGCGCACGCTTTGCATCGACTTTCAACTGCGCATCGATCATTTGGTCGCGTTCCACCTCAACCAGATCCCGGCGCTTTTGCTCGGCGTCTGCCGCGGCGATCTGGTCGCGCTTAAATTGGGCTTGCTGTTCTGCTAGTTCTGCCTGTTGCTTCTTGAGTAGCACGGCGGCGGCATCTTTTTCTTGCTGAATACGCACCTCCTCAGCCTCTTTCGCGCCACGGTACATTCCCGTGATTGCGTCCATAGCATCGCCTACTGCGCGGGCGGCGTCAGGCTTAAACTTAGCAAAGCGCTCTTCGGTGAATTGGATCTGATCGAGCAATTCAATAGCGTCCCACATCGAACTGGACGATTTGCCTACCATGGTCAGCGTTACATTGCGGATCGCCTGAATATCAGCTTGAATCCCATCAATCCGTGCACGCTCGGCGGCGATCAGCGCATCCTTGCGGGCTTGTTCGGCAGCGTCGAACGTGTCACGCAAACCGAGAACGCGGGCTTCTTCTGGCTCTACAATGGCGACCAGACGCTTTTCTTCCGCAATTACAGCCTTACCGAACGCCGTAGCGTCGTCACGTGCCAACTTCCCGGCCTTGGTAATACCGGTACGCGCATTGCGCAGGGTCATGCCAACTCGGTGCGCCTGTTCGCGTCCATCGGCGTTCTCGACGGATACGATGTCCGCTGATTGTGCGACCAAGGCGATAAGGTCTTTTTCGTGTTCGGCGGTGCCAAGTGCTACGGCGGCGCGTTGTGGGAGGGTGAGTGCGGTTGTCATATCAATCCTTAAAATGGAATTCCATCATGCTCAACTTCGAGTATTGGCTCTGGCGCAAATGTCATGCGTCGGTGAACATCACGAGTCATCGATACGTCATCGCAGCAGTACTGAGCAACTTGGTCAATGCGGCCTGAGTTGACGTAATCCCATACCATTGAGCCATCAATATCACCCTTACCAGATAGCCCAAGCGCCTTCGCAAGGCTATCGAGTTTGATGCGATCCTTCGTGCCAGCCCATCGAGTCATCGTGTCGTAGACTGCGTTATCCCAAGGACGCGCGGCAAATGGAATATGTCGGGATGGAGTCACGCCCAAGATGACTGCGCGCTGAAAGATAAATCTAAGATCGAAGTCGATAACGTTATGACCGATGAATGTTGGGCGAACATTTGGATGCTTAGCGCATTCGTCATCGATGAGGCCAAACAACTGCGTCAACACGTAAGCCTCATTTTCAAGCCAGTGAGCGCCAGCACATAAGGCTATCGGGGTAGCATCATCAACAGCCACACCAATGACGCAGATATGTCCGCGAGAGCCATCAAACGATGTTCTGCGCCATGCATCCTCAACTGCGGCAGGCTTCTTTTCTGCGTTCCACAGGTCTATAGAATCTGACTTGGTTATGTTGCCTGGTGGCGCAATGGTGGCGGCGATAGCTTCCTTTACTGCAGGGTCTTGCGCCGGGCATGTTTCGATGTCGATTACGATTTTCATGTTATCTGCGCGGCTGGTTAGGCCGCTCTCCGTGTTAAATAGTTGTCAAATTAGAATGGAATATCGTCGCCCATGTCGGACCGCATCGGCGCTTGTCGCTGCACTGGCGGTGATGCCGGGCGCTGTGCTGGCACGGTCTGCGGCTCGCGCTGCTGCGATAATTCGCCCTTGCTGCCTAGCATCTGCATACTGTCGGCAATGATCTCGGTGGTGTACCGCTCAACGCCATCCTTGTCCTGGTACTTGCGCGTCTGCAAGCGGCCTTCTATGTAAATCTGCGAGCCTTTTTTCAGATACTGACCGGAGATTTCAGCCAACTTGCGATAGAACGTGACCCGATGCCACTCAACCTGCTCCTTCTTTTCACCGGTGCTCTTATCCTTCCAGCTTTCGGTCGTTGCCACCGCGATATTAGTGACCGCTTCGCCGTTCGGCATATAGCGCATTTCAGGATCCCGGCCGAGATTGCCGATGATGATCACTTTGTTGACTGAGGACATTAAATTACCCCTTGCGGTGTGAGTTGTTCTTTGCGCTGATCTTTTGCAGCGGTGAATTGATCGGTCATTTCCGGATTGCCGGAAGCGAAGTTATGCGCCTTGACGAATGCTGATTTCAGGCTTGCCAGCGAGTCAGCGGCATCGATTGACGCGATGTAGTCAGCGAACTTCATCGGCTCGGTACCGGTTTCCAGCCATGCCGAAAGTTCCTTGCCAGTAGCTTCGCCGATCTTGAAGAAGCGGCCATCAAACAAGCTGGTCCGGTCTTTACTGGCACTAGCGATGTGATTCATGTCAACATCGAGCATCACCGTGAATTCGTATTCCATGCCTTCGCGCTGCACTGGCGCCATGCCAACCTTTTTAGGCTGCTGCTTACCTTTGTCGTTGGTTTCCAGCACGTATTCCTGCTTGGCACGCATCGTTGCGATGATGTGGCACGGGCTTTTCAGCATCGCATCGACCAGGCTGTTATGCTCCGGTGTGATGGTGCGCCACGCAGCAAAACTGTTTGTGCCGCGATCAGCCATCTTTCCTTGCTTATCTAGCAATCCTCCGTCACCAGCCCATGCATGGGAGAGCGAATCAATGATGACGGTCGAGTAACCGGCTTCTTCGAACGCTTTGATCGCCTGGGTGTACTTCGATACCGAGTACGGCGCTTCGATTCCGATAATGTCGTACTCGCCAAGATGCGCATACAGGTCGCCACTGCCATGCTCGGTGTCAATCAGTCCAACCTTACCGCCCAGCCCGAACGCCAACAGCAATGCGCTGTACGTCTTGCCTGCACCGCTCGGTGCTGCGATTCCCAACCGCAATTTTGCTTTCTTGCGCTCTGCTTTTCTGATTTCCATTTGGTATCTCTGTAATGTTTCGATTGTCGTTGTCGATTAAAAAACCTTCGCTTCTTGCCTCTGCTTCCTGCTGCTCAAAAACGTGTCGTCCCATTCGGCTCATTTCGCCCTCTCCTTAAATTCTTTCTTGCAAGCCATTTCATACGCGGCCCGAGCATTGTCCGGCCAGCCTGTTGCATCGCAAATCCGCGCCACCTGCGTATCAGTTGACTCAGATACCGGTGCGGCATAGTCGCCAGCGTCGTCTGCCAGTGCATACCCTGCTGCCACTGCCGCGATGAGTAGAACTGGTGCAAATGCCCTGCGAGCGTGGAAAATGATGCTGTGAAGGGCGGTCATTTAGCGCGCTCCTTTAGCATTGCGTCGGCAATAACGCAGGACCTTGCAGCGATATACGACGGGCTGCTGTCTGGGTTAAATGTTGCCAACGCCTTGGCTGCAAAATAGTCCCGAATAGTCATGTCGGTGCTATGCAAAAGCATTTTCTCTACCAGAAATGCGCTACCACCAGTTGCGGCGCTCATAGCCCACCTCGCGCATATCCATGACGAACGCCGCCACACTCACATTTGAAAACGCCGCGAAGACTGATTTTCATAGTCGTACCGCGTGCATTCATAGTCCGATTGGTTATGGTCACATCGTTGACCCATACCCATTTATGCTTTTTCCCTAAGGTGCAGACTGGAGATTTCACGCTGGCACCTCAGACATCTCAATGCATTGCAACTCAGCGATCCGATCTTTGATTTTGGCAACGCCGATGTGATACTCATCAGCCATCGTGTCGAGATTCTTTTCTAGCGCAGCAATTTCCGATGCAACAGGGTTAAAGTCGGCAGGAATTTCGTACTCAAATTCATGCGGACCGATCAGTACGTAGCCACAGTTAGTCATGTCATCGTTACCAAATACGGCATGCGTTACCGTATCGGTATATTTGCAGCGCTTGTGGTGAATAAAACATTGGATTTTGATTTGGTAGGTCATTTCCATCTCCTTTAAAATTATTGTCGCGAACGAGTTAGTCCGAAGAATCGACGGTGTCAACAAGGCCGCATTTTTTGCAGGTATATTTCGTCAGGCAGTTACCGACATTTTCTTCCGTAGAATCGTGTTGGCATCCAAACTTGAAGACGCTTACTTTCCCGCCCAAGTAGTCACCAATCATTGCGAATCCACCATCTTTGGGCATGAAGAACATGCGCGCATCGCCGATAGTCGTTCTCGACCATGCCAAGGCGAGAGGGGTATAGTGGAAAAAGTTGGACTTTGCAAATTCCTCATGCGAAATCTCGGCCCAGCCAAGCGGCAGGGTATCGCAGCCGTAGCGATGCTTTGGATGTGGGATCGATTCTATTTCCCCGCCCCAGTACTTTTTAATAGCCTGATCGCTAGTGAGTTGCTTAGCTGTTCCGATGACTTCGAATAACATTTCCATCTCCTTTAAATTAGTTGTTGGCGATAGCTCCAACCGCTTTCTGATGCCAGCCGTTTGCGGCTTCCGATTGCCAAATCGGTTATATTTACTCGACCAACAGAGCACACTTCGCGGAACATCACCAACAAGAGAGCCGACTAACAGGGCGCGGTGCCGTATGTACGGCTTTGGCTCTGACCTATAATCTCGACCAAATGCAGCTAGTCGGCTCACTTCTTGGCTCTCGGACTCCCACCGAGACTGCGCAATTCCAATTCCGTGCGCTGGTAAACCGTGGCAGCCAGCCATTCGATTACACTGATTTACTACTCTTGCACTGCCAATGCCCCGACTAGCAGGGCTTGGGTGGGACTGTGGGGCGACGGAGAACCGATAACCGTCTAATCTATTTCAGCCGTGGCTGCGGTTTTTTGGTTAATTGGTATGTCGCAATCGCTGCATGATCGAGAAGCCGTTGACGATAACGTTGCGATAGCCTTGTCGCTGATGGCGCGCATGTTGTCGTGTGCTGCTGTGTGGGCGCTTAACACCTTTGCTGACTGACTTCACGATTCGGCGACCTATGATGTTCTGCATATCGCGGGTCATTGATCCGGCCACACCTGCCATAGCCGCCATGGATAATTTCAATTCCTTAATCATTTCGTTATTCCTTGTGGTGGTAAATCAATCCGGGTTATTGAGCTTGAAATCGTCGTATGCCGCATCGGCTTTGATGATGCGTTCAGCGTTAATGATTAGCGTTTGCGACTCAAGAATCTCTTGCTTGCTTGGGTCGCTTAGCATTGCCTTCATTAACTTGACTAGCTCCGGAAACATCTGCACCTTCAACATCTCATTGATGTTCCGCGTGCGCTCTAATGTGTCCTTTTCAGTCATGCTGCCGCCATAAGCTCAAGGAGCTTTTCGGCCTGAATTTTGTAGGCTTTCTGTCTTGCATCAGCAGCAGCATCAGCAGCAGCAGCATAAGCAGCAGCAGCATCAGCAGCATCAGCAGCAGCAGCATCAGCAGCAGCATCAGCAGCAGCATCAGCAGCATCAGCAGCAGCAGCATCAGCAGCAGCATCAGCAGCAGCAGCAGCAGCAACAGCATAAGCAGCATAAGCAGCAGCATAAGCAGCACAAGCAGCACCAGCATAAGCAGCAGCATAAGCATAAGTAGCAGTATCAGCAGCAGCATCAGCAGCAGCATAAGCAGCATAAGCAGCATCAGCATAAGCACGCGCCAAGCTATGCGCTTCACGGAATTGCTCGACCGTGCCGCCGATCTGGTAGAGCTCAGCTATGCGCTCAATCACTACCTTAGACTGATCAGTTTTCGCATGACGGATGACGCCACTATCAGGATCAACCAACAGCCATATTGCAAACTTAGACCAAACGGTCGATAGGTCGGAGCCCGGCTTGATCGCATTGAAGAATTTACCTGGCCATGCAGCGCGATCTCCCTTCGGCATTCCTTCGAACATACAATCTTCGAGTCGTGCCAGAACTTGCGGAATACCGAACAAGGGTTCGTAAGAGGCGTGATTATCTGTTTTATGGTTTGTTCTGTGCAAGTTGTTGTACGATCGAATTGAGCATCCAACACCACATCCAACCCAAACACCACTACCCTCCCTGCCATACGTGCCAGAGACGATCTGATCAGCCACTCGGTGCTTCTCAACCTCGATCAGCAGATTGTTTTTCAACTCTTGGCTGCCGTTGAATGCTTGCATCGCTATCTCCTGTGTGTTTGCTTGTTCGATGATGTTCTGCATCCGGTCGTGCATCTGCTTTTCGGTCATGTCAGCGGCTTAATAGGCAATAATTCAGGGCAAAAGGCAGCGTGCATCGCCGTAAGCCACTGCTCGGACCATTCCAGCGCGAGTTTTGAGAATTGATTTGTCTCCGGCGTATCACCCTCGTTAATTCCCATGAAAAAACGCTCGGCTGGCCTGTTGTAATTTCTGCTAATCGGCGCTCTCAGTGGAAGCGTCGGGTCTCTCGCGTCGTCAAGTGTTCCAACTAAGCAAGAGCAAATTCCAGTGTATGCAGAGCCATCAACACTGCCAGATTTAAGGGCTAAAATAAGCGAGGGAACCTCACTAGGCGCGCCGGACAAAACAGCCCATATGTCATCGCGGATTGGCGTCAGGTTGCTGCCACTCAGGTTGCTGCCACGCAGGTCGCTGTCACGCAGGTTGCTGCCACTCAGGTTAGCCTGCGCATTGATCGCCATTGCCAGCGTGATCTTCATCGTGTTTTCTTCGCACTCATGCGAGAACAAAACAGTGCCATTCCAGCGATGCTTAATTTCGATTTTCATTTTCTCTCCTTTGGCTATCACTTCATTCCCCTTGATTTTGGTATCGGTATTCCTCGCGCCGCTCCTGCTTGTCCTCGGCGTCTTCTTCATCGGAGGGTAAGTAGCGGTCGTGCGAGTCTTGTTGTGAGTTATCGGGAATTCCCCGCTCCGTGTTTGCTTGTTCGATGTAGCTATATTACTAAACGGTAATTTAAAAGTCAATACCGTTTGGTAATATATTCGAGTATAATTCTTCCATCGCACAAATAACTTGATGCGATACCGGAGACGCGGACCAAATCTCGCTGCGTCGTAAAGTCCAGATCAGATGGAGCCAGGTGGGAAAAACTTTTGCAGGAAGCGAGCTGACGTTATCAGCCGATCTACTCGTCGGGGACTCACCGGCAGGGGTAGATGGATAGGCGTACTGTGGGATAGGTCTGAGATACGCACAAGGGTGGCGAAGTTAGCGCCCTAGACCGAACGGCTGACGAATCACAAAACTGCGGAAGGAATGCGTTGTGAAAAGGTTCAGTCTTAGGATGGCTGAATTTTTCAGCTCCAGGAATACTCTTTAAAACCACTTCATAGGTCTTGACCTTGACCTTAAAGAACAGAACTACGGAGTTAATAATAAGGTAATTGAAGAAAGTTAATATTTCACATAATAAATATAATATCTACGAGGAAATAAATGGATATCCATACTTATCTAAATAGAAAGTACGGAATTACTGGCGCAAAAGGCCTGTTGGCATGTGAGGCAAAGATATTCGGAATTCCGTACCCGCTGAAACCTCATTGGATCGGACTCCACGGCGATACTGAGATAACGCCGGATATGGAAAGCCGCCTTCGTTTGGCGCTTCGCAGGCATGGCAAGGGATCGGCAATAAAGGGGTTAGAAGCCCTTGGCGCGGAATCGGATTCCAGTACACCCGGCGGCAAATTGGAAGACGAGGTGGCAGCATTGCGGGCCCAATTGCATATTGCGCGCAGTGTGGTGGAAAAGTTGTTTGTGGCGCTGGGTCGGGTTGAGGCGGTGATGCAGGCCAATACCTGACGCCATGTCGGCTGGCGGCTTAGTGCATGTAGTAATAAAAAACACACCAGTAATGCTTCAAGCCTCCAATGATCGTATCGGTTCGCATAAGCTCAGTGCGATCAATGCTACTTGAACTGCGTCGGTCTAATACCGAGATAGAAAATTCCCCGTCGCTCATGTTGGTTATTGACTGAAAATCTAGGAGGGATTTAGGAAGTGAGCATTTCCAATTGTCCTTATCGACAAAATCCAGTGCGCCGAATTTCTCTGGCCGCGGAATCCCACGCCACTTTGTGGAGATAAGGCAAGATCCAGAGAAGGGGTTCGTTTTCACTGTTAATTCTTGGGCTATTCCTTGCCTTATGCAGTCCATGGGAGGCTCTATCGAATTCTCTACGCACCCCAGCTCATCGCCGCTAAAATTTATTGATGGGGATCGCGGGTAAAGTACAACAGCAAGCACTATCACCGCTACCAGGACAACTCCGCCGAAATCTGAATCACTCATAGCGGCTCAATAAGAACATTTGCTCTCGCAATACTGGTGCACGTAATGCTGCCCCGGCTGGGCGCAGTTGCTAACGCAGGTGTAATCAATGCGGCGTGGAGGCGGCGAGTATTGTGGAGCACGGTTCTGCTGTTGCTCTGGCTCTGGATATGCCATGGCACACCCTTGATAACACTGACCATCGCCCGGCGTGCAGGATTGTAGGCACTGCTGCTTTTGCTGGCGCTGCTGGCCCTCTCTCATTCCTGACGCAAAAGCCCCAGCACCGCCAGCGGCATTCCCGAAATTAACCGCCTGAGAAGATTGTGTATAAATAAGCAAGATACAGGCAAGTGCAATTATCTTTTTCATTATTTCCCTTGTGAAATAAGTAACATTTTTATTTTAATTTTGCAACGAAACTCGATTACACTGTACGTATATACAGTACTCGGGATAGGGTAATTATGTCTTTGGCTTAACTTTTCTTATATTTCCGAAGCGGAATGCAAATTCCCCTGGCTCGCATCGAGACATAATATTCTCAAGTAGGTCCGCTATTGGGTACTCGGACAGCGGATCAAAACTAGATTGAAGCCGATAGGACACCTCAGAATTTAAAGACCGCATGTTCTTATCTGCGGCGGAATCAAGTCTTTCTTTGATCCCATCGGGAATGCGAATATATAAAGGATTGCTTCGCTTGATATTTTTTGTCATAACTACAAATTGTAGACATGACGACCGATGCCTTACAGTAACCAAGTGCAGAGATTGTTAGAAAATAACTACAAATTGTTAAACTTTTTCCCCGCAAACAATTTATAGTATTGACATGCAAGACTTTTCCAATGTCTTTTTCTCGAATGAAACAATAGCAAAGCAATGGAACAAGATGGCGACGCGTAAACAACACATAGAAATGCTTTTATTGGCAGTTGACGCTATGGATGACGAGGAGGTGGAATCATTTGTAATGGGCGCACAGCAAGTTGTAAGGCACCGTAAGGTTGCGACGAAAGAGGACAGAAAAAAGCCATCACTTAGACTTATTGTCGGCGGTGATCCCTTGATTATTGGAAATCTGGACGCTACCCGGAACCATGCCTCGGGCCATATTTAAAACTATTAATTTATTTTTTGGGCTTAGTTTAGAAAAACAATTAAGCAAATCAACGGCATCATCAAGATCACTGCCAATCCTTGACTCGGACGGCAATTCCATTTCCGCGCTATCAAGCCACCCATCCGGCAAGCCGCATTTCTTCTCTATTTTCCTGGCCTTCTTTTCACCGAAGGATTTCTCCTTCAAAAGTCCCGATACCTCGCTCTGGCTTTCCTCAGTCGCGGCAATAAACGCCGCCTGAGTCGCGTACTTTTCTGCTATCAGTTGGGCAAGTCGTACTCGCCGAATATTTGGATTAGTCATTTTATGATTGTCCTTGCCAATTACCGATTAGTAAATTACCAAACAGTGTTGACTATGCCATTACCATTTGGTAATATTAGTCATGGAAAAATTACTCAAGCACCTAAACAGCCTCTCTAAAGTTGGTCGAATCCAGTTTGCAACCGCATGTGGAACGACCGAAGGCTACCTCCGGAAGGCCGTCAGCATCGGCCAAAGACTCAACCCCGAGCTATGTATAAACATAGAGCGCGAAAGCCGTGGTGAGGTTCGTTGCGAATCACTTCTTCCCGATGTTGACTGGGGCTATTTACGCCGCACTTCAAAAAATCCCGCCACTCCACCAACTTGACGCACCGAAATAAATTTACGCATCACTGCCATCGCTTTGATGGTTTTATTTTAGTCAACTCAATGAATCAATGCGAATCAAATATGAATAACGACATTGCGTTAATTAAGCCGATTGAAATGCAGGAATTAGATGTTCGGGTAGTGGCCCTCCAAAAGGATTTCACCGCCGTCCTTTCATTTTGCCAGCAACTTTCGGGTCTTGAGGATAAGGAAATGTGTGGGGAGGGCCGTGTTTTTACTTGCACATCAACGTTGTCTCGGGTCAGAAACAAATCGAAGGCATGCAATTTTCCTCAAGATAATTTGCTCATGCTGATGGACATATGCGGCAACGAAGCGCCGCTTATTTGGCTCGCAGATCGCCGTGGATACAAGCTCGTTCCCAAAGAGACCAAATGGGAGCGTATCGCCAATGAGGAACGTACTCAGAGATTGGCGATAGAGAACGAATTGTGGGCGCTGCGTAAATCGATCAATGGCCGGAGAGCGTTTTGACCCGGACAGAAAAAAGCCCGACATCGCTAGAACGATTCGGGCCACGTAAATCACCTGAGGAATCAAGTATGGAACTGATTATAGCAAATCCCCGCAACCCGGTAACGAAAGATGCTTCCGGCCAGTTGGTCACCACTTCATTGGCGATTGCTGATGGCACATTGGATGACTAAATGAGCATCAACATCAACCCGTCATCACTGGCTAAATACCGTGAGAGTACGGCAAACGGTAAGCCGAATGTCTCGTTAGTTCCAAAGGTAGCGCCTTGTGGCCATCGGGCATTTGCGAAACATTTGATTCAGTACAGCATGTGCTTGAAATGTTGGGATAAGAGATGAAGAAGCATTTCGTAATTCGCCATGGCCAAAAAGGTAACCGCCTCTATATTTGCCAGCACATCATGGATGGCGCGGAAGGCGATGTCGTCAAGATCACACCGCCAACCCGCACGCTTGAGCAGAACAGCAAGCTCTGGCCCATGCTCGCCGACGTGTCGAAGCAAGTCAACTGGCACGGCAATAAGCTGACCGGCGATGAATGGAAAGACGTTTTCACTGCAGCTATTGAAAAGCAGAAAGTAGTTCCCGGTATCGATGGCGGTTTCGTTGTATGTGGCGCGAAGACAAGTCAATACAGTAAGCCCAAGTTTGCTGAAATGATTGAATTAATTTATGCATTTGGCGCTCAGCAAAGCGTTGTCTGGTCAGATCCAGCGGAACGGGCGGCATGAATGGCCTGGTCAATCAGCAACGCAATGGTGAAGGATTACGAGAGCTCGCGCTATTCGCTGGCGCCGGTGGCGGAATCCTCGGAGGCCATCTGCTTGGATGGCGAACCGTCTGCGCCGTCGAATACAACGCCTACGCCAGATCAGTATTACTGGCCCGACAAAACGACGGAACACTCTCGCCTTTCCCGGTTTGGGATGACGTGCGAACTTTTGACGGAAAGCCATGGCGCGGCCGTGTTGACGTGGTTTCTGGGGGCTTTCCCTGCCAGGACATCAGCGCTGCTGGAAAAGGCGCTGGACTCGAAGGAGAGCGTAGCGGCCTCTGGTCAGAATTTGCAAGGATCATTCGCGAGGTACAGCCACGAAGAGTCTTTGTGGAAAACAGCCCAATGCTCACTTCTCGGGGACTTGGAAAAGTTCTCGGAGACTTGGCCGAGATGGGGTTCGATGCGAAATGGGGAGTGCTGGGCCCTGGAGGCTTCGGGGCAGTTCATCGGCGCGAAAGGATATGGATACTTGCCGACGCCGAGTGGGACCAGCAATCACGGGAAGAATCATGTTTCAGGAAGATTGGACGAATGGGGTGGAAGCACGAATCCATGGCGACGTACGGAAATTGGGAAAGTTCATTGCGCGAGCTTCGAGGAATGGATGATGTCGTGGCCCGTTCTGTGGACCGCACTGACGCCATTAGAAACGGGCAAGTTCCATTTGTGGCAGCAACAGCATGGAGAGTTTTAGCATGATCAACTCCACTTTCAAGCGCAACGATTCGGGCGTATTGCGGACGGCGAAGCCAAAGCCAAGTAAGCCGACACTGGCACTCAAGCCGAAGACGCGCAAGTGCAAAGTCTGCCGGACGCCGTTCATCATTTTTAACTCGATGACCAATGTCAAATGGTGTTCGCCAGAGTGCGGACTTGCTTTATCGCAGCGGATTATCGCCAAGGGCGTATCGAAGCAAAAGGGTATCGAACGCAAGGATATTACCGTTCGCCGGAATGCCATCAAGCCTATGGCAAAGCGCCTGTCCGAGACGCAGACGGTGATTAATCGGTACGTCCGACTACGTGACCACTTCCTGCCGTGCGTGAGCTGTGACAAGCCAGCGTCATGGAATGGCCAGTGGCACGCATCACACTACAAATCGACCGGATCGAATTCTGCGCTTCGGTTCAACCTTTGGAACATCCATAAATCCTGCTCCGTTTGCAATAACTACCTGTCGGGGAATATCGGGGAGTACATCCCGGAACTTGCCTTTCGAGTAGGGAAAGATCGCCTGATCTGGCTGAATAACCACCCGCGCTCACGCACTTACACGCCCGAGTATCTGGACCGAATGAAGCGCATTTTCAGCAAAAAGTGCAGTCGCCTAATGAAGCTGATAGACGGCCTAGTAGTTGGGATGGTCGATGAACTGGACTACCAGCAGCCAATTAACCGAATCGAATACGCAGGGAAGAAATCATGACAAAAGAAATTCTAAGTTTGGATCTAGACAGTATTGCTATCGGCGGCGGCACACAAGCACGGGTTGAAATCAATCAATCGGCTGTGGCGGAATACGCTGAATTTATCCTGGCGGACGGGGAATTGCCCCCGGTGATCGTATTTGAGGATGGCGTACAAATTTGGCTTGCTGACGGATTCCATCGGTATCACGCTCACCGCAAGGCGCAGCAGACGCATATCCAGTGCGAAGTCCGATCAGGTACGCAGCGGGACGCGCAACTGTTTGCGGCGGGGGCTAATGCTTCCCACGGTCTGCGTCGTACCAATGACGATAAGCGCAAGTCTGTGATGATGCTACTCAGTGACGCAGAATGGTCGGCATGGAGCCAAGAAAAGATCGCAAAAGAGTGTGGCGTTTCGACTGGCTTCGTTTCAAAGCTGATAAATGATCCATCTCTTCACCGTGAAGAGATGGGCAAGTCGGCAACTCGAACCGTAGAGCGCAATGGAAAAACATACGAGCAGAATACAGCCAATATCGGCGCGAAACAAAAATCAACCGGCTTAAATCCAATCCCGTCAGTTTTTGATCCGGTTCCATTCCCTGTTACGCCCGCCGATGAAGCCCTAATAGGGGATTCTGACGAGCCGACCGCCAGCCTTGCCGACGCCTACGACGAAATGACTATCAAGCATGACCTGCTGGAAAAAGAGGTCATGCGGCTCAACGCGATATGTGAATCAGATGACAAGTTAGCGGCTTCGATGGCTGAACTCACCAAGCAGACAGCGCTAGTCGTCTACATGAAACAGCAAGCCGACTCCAAGCAAGGCGAGTACAAGGCCCGCGCTGATGCAGTCACGTACTGGAAAGGCCAAGCCGAAAAAGAGAAGAAGCGTGCCGACCGCGCTGAAAAAGAAGTGGCGAGGTTGACGAAATGACGCCCAATTACGCATCAGCTAAATTCCCCGAACCGCGCCCGTTTCAAGCAACCGCCCGCGAGAAGTTACGCGCAGGGTTCGTTGCTGGTCATCGCTGCCAGATGGTCATGTCGCCTACCGGATCGGGAAAGACGATCCTTGCCATGTTTCTGATTCATGAATCTTTGCTTCGTGGTAAGCGCGTTATCTTTGTGGCTGACCGCAAGACCCTGATTAACCAGACTTCGGAAGTTGCCGACTCGTTGGGCCTGATTTCGCATGGGGTCCTGATGTCCAATCACTGGCGATGCAACCCGAGTCTGCCATTCCAGATCGCCAGTGCACAGACACTTGCGCGCCGGAATTGGCCCGATGCCGACCTGATTATCATCGATGAGGCGCATACCCAGTTGAAGGCGTGGACAGAGCATATCCCGACCTGCCGCGCCGCCGTCATTGGCCTGAGTGCCACACCGTTCAGTAACGGGCTAGGCAAGCTGTTCAGCAACTTAATCAACGCCACCACCATGCACGAGTTGACCGAATCCGGCGTGCTGGTGCCAATGCGCGTCATGTCCTGCACCAAAGTGAACATGCACGGCGCGGCGACGGCGGGCGGCGAATGGACTGACAAGGCTGCAGAGGAACGCGGTATGGAAATCGTCGGCGATGTCGTGCATGAGTGGATCAAGCACGCCGAGAACCGTAAAACAATCGTGTTCGGCTCAACCATTGCGCACGTACAGGGCATGGTCGCTGAGTTCAATAACGCCGGAATCATGGCTGCGGCATTCACTGCCGATACCACGGAAGCCGAGCGGAAGGAAATACTGGCCGACTTCAAGGCGCCCGATTCCATCCTGCGTGTTCTGGTATCGGTTGAGGCACTTGCAAAAGGGTTCGATCAAAAGGACGTGAGCTGCGTAGCGGACTGCCGCCCCTTGCGCAAGTCTCTATCGACCGCAATCCAGATGTGGGGCCGCGGCCTCCGATCATCGCCTGAGACCGGCAAGACCGACCTCCTACTTTTGGACTTCTCCGGCAATATCGTCAGATTTTCCGAGGACTACGAAACTATCTACCACGACGGCCTAGACGCTCTCGACATGGGCGAAAAACTCGACAAGACGATCCGCAAGGACGAGGACGAAGAGGTCGACCACGCCGCTAACTGCCCTAAATGCCAGTACGTGCCATTTCGAAAGCGTTGCATATCGTGCGGGTTCGAGATTGTGCGCGTCAACATGGTCGAGCATGAAGCTGGCGTCATGACGGAATTTAAAGTGGGCAAAAAGACTGTTGGTGACAAGCTCTCGGTGTGGGAGCAAGCAGTGACTTTGTGCCGAGGTCAGGGCAATCAATCCAGCGCCAAGGGACGGGCCGCGCACCTCTACAAGTCCATCACCGGCGTATTTCCACGCAACTTGCCGGACTTCGACGTAACGCGAAACGTCCCGGTTAGCCGCGAGGTTTTAAACAAGGCCAAGAGCAACAGCATTGCTTATCGATCACAGGTGAAATCATGACCATGCAAAAAGCAGAATCGGCAGTCTCCTTCATTCCGCCGCATGACCGGGATGTCTGGATCAAGATCGGCATGGCGCTGAAGAATGAATTCGGCGAGGACGGATTCGAGCCTTGGAGCCAGTGGAGTCAAGGCGCTGAGTCATACAACGAGCGATCAGCCAAAGCCGTTTGGCGCAGCATCAGCGCAGCGGGCAAGATTGGTATCGGCACCCTGTTCAGGGAGGCAGCAGGCCACGGATGGCGGGATAGCGGCGAGCAACGTGGACCGCTGACAGCTGACGAGATCGCGGCCAAGCATCGGGCAAGCTTGGCGCGTGACCAGGCGACGATTGCCGAGGACGCCCGCAAGCATCGCGGCTATCAAAAAGCTGCCATCGAATCACAAAAGGTCATTGATTCCTGCCGACTGGAAACGCATTACTACCTCAATTCCAAAGGGCTGCCTGACGCAATCGGACTGGTTTTGGGTCACGATCTTATTGTGCCAATGCGCAACCCGGTAACGAATCAGCTAATGGGCATCCAAACAATCTCGTGGATACCAGAGGATCGCCGGTGGGAAAAGAAGATGGCATTCGGTATGCGCTCCAAGGGCTCGGTGCTTCGGCTTGGCCCGCCAAAGGCCGCAGAAACGTTTTTATGTGAAGGGTACGCCACAGGCTTGACCCTTGAAATGGCCCTTCGCAGGCTCCGATTAAGTGCCTCTGTGCTGATCTGTTTCAGTGATTCGAATCTTGCCCACGTCGCAACCGGCATCGAGGGCAGGGCATTTGTCAGCGCCGATAACGACATCAAAGGAGTGGGGGAGCGTGCCGCCAAGCAGACGGAGTTTCCCTATTTTATGTCACCGGTGGTCGGCAATGATGCTAACGACGATCACGCGAAATTCGGCCTGATGGCGGTATGCAAGCAAATTATGGACGTGCGCCGATGAATTTGTGTTCGTTCTGCGAGGCGAACGCAGGGCGGATCAACGCAAACCGCGAATGCTGCCAGCTCCGGGATTTAGCGCAGTCACCACGGCATACGCAGGCGGCATACGGAGCATCACTAACCGAATCAGCACGGGTCGCACTCAGGCCAAAACTGGTAGAAGAAATTAAACGTTTGAAACTTTTGAAGTTAAACCAAGGGGATGAAAAATGAGTGAATTTAAAGAAAATATTGATGTAGTCGTGGCTTACACCAAGCAGTTTATCGATGCCGCCGCGCCAATCGCAAAGCAAGGTTACGAAATCGGGTTGATGACCATCCGTATCGATGCGTTACGAGTGCTTATTCCATCTCTCGTGGTATTAGTTTTTGTATTGCTAGCTTTCCGAAAGATCAGAATTGATTATTCTGCCGCGAAAATCCTTGCCAATTTGCCCGACCAGAGAAGCCACATGCGCCACCCGTCTGATCACATGGCAGGTGATGGGATTCCTTATTTGATTGTTGGATTCGTCTCGATCGTGATTGCATTCCCCGCGGTAACAGCGATTCTGAACATTTGGATATGGGCAAAGCTATTCGCCCCGCAGCTTTGGCTAGCGCATCAAGCAATCGAAAAGTTGATCAAATAATGCCAACCAACAAACCAGACTTCTGCCCCGAAGATGTCGCTACCCACATACGCAACAATCCCGGAATCCGTTACATCGGCCACGACATCGCCAAGTCATTCCGCGTGAAATCATCCGATATGCGCATGATGCTTTCCGAGCTGGCCGAAGCGGGCAAGATTAGCGTATCCGGCCACGGCAAAAGCAGAGTGTATTTCGTGCGTAGCCCCGCCGAGATACGCGCATCCCAAGGCTTAAATGAGCGCCCATTGCTGACGGTCAAGCCGTATAACCCGAGCGGCGTAGCGTACCAAATAATGCTGGGCCGGGTTGCCGAGGCGCGCGCCATTCCATCGCTTCACTTTGAGAGAAAATAATGACGATATTCGATTTCATGCACGCGCACATGGTTGTGGGCCCAATCCTTTTTTTATTCATCTCGCTGCTTATATCCCTCGCAGTACGTAGGGCAATGCGTAATTTCGTCGTGATGATATGCGGCTGGCCGCCAGAGCATTTAGACGCTGATGGTCGGCACGGGGAGGATTACTGATGGCCGGTAACCGTAAGCCCCGCAAGGGGTATTGCCCAAAGCGCCAGCAGATGCCGATCACGATCCGGCACTCGGGCAGCGACGAAAAAGCGCTGATGTTCGATGCCCACACCGAGCTATTAAAGATGCGTGAAGGGGTGGCGACACCGGAATCGTGGCACGTCCTGACCTGTCGGCTCAATATCGGCAACACGCTGGCACACTGGAATTTCAACGATACCGCCCGCGATGTGATGGATACCGGACTAGAGGCACTAAGGCAGGTCTACGCCCGCATGGAACGCACGGACAAGTGGGGATGTAGCGCCGATGAACTCGCATCGATCAGCGCTGCACTGGTGCTAACGGATGATATTCAGATGGCCAGTACGCGACGGGAATTGCGCAACGCCATCGACCATGTTTATAAGGTGGCAGGCATTGAAAATAGCGCCGCGTGAAGTAGACCTGCTGCACTTGCACCTGCTCCGGCAGGGCAAGGAGCGCAGCAAGGTCGTTGAATCGAAAGACGTAAAAATGTTTTCATTGTATGATATGATCGGCGCACATAAAGAGAAAAATGATAGATATGAAAGATAATAGCGGCGCTGTAAAAATAATGTTGGTCTTATTTGTACCCAAGGAAATGCCGACGGAATGGGCGCACGCTGAGATGCAAAAAAATGGTTTTTCGATAACCCGACCGATTATTGCTGCGTGTGGCATCGGCGAGGACAATGCCCCGAGTAACGATATGTGGCTGATGCAGGAAATTGAATCTGGCCGTAATTAATCAGTGATTAGCAAAGGGTAAAAATGGCGCGGGAAATTACTGCTTATGTATCGGATGATGGAGCGATTCACACTAGCTTGTATGACGCGGAGTTTAGCGACTACACGAGTTTGATTTCAGGGAGCGTGAAAGAGTTTCTTTCCGACGGAGATCGCAAATCGGAAGGCGGGCAGTCAACAATTGCGATCAACACAATCTGCAAGTGGGAAGAATGGAAATTCAAACGCTACGGAATTGCTGCGAGCATGTTTGCGCCGCCATCTCGTGCGTCAGTTCCTAAAATCGCCTTACGCTTGGAAGAAAAACCCAAGGTTTTAGAACCAGAAAAGAACTTCGGTCCAGAAGTGGTACGGAAACCCGCCTACAAAAAACATATTGCAGTCATTGGGTTGCTCGGAGCTCAGTGCAATAAAGTTGAAAAAGAGTTTCTTAATGAATTTAAATTTACATTCATTGACGCGGATCACGCTTTAAAAATAGAGGGATTAAAATTAGCTCACAAAATTGTTGTGATGAAAAAATTTGTTCCTCACGCAATTACAGACAAAATTCATGCAATGAAAATGGAGCCTCTACTAATACGTGGCGGTGTAACAGAGTTAATTGACGCGCTCACAAATATTTATATTTCGACGAAGTAAGTAAATAACAAAACTTTAAAAGGAGATACTCAGATGCGATATTAATTTCCGGGAGATGCAATGTCGTTTGTCGATAAGTATGTGTCAAGTTTAAATTCTCATAATCTCATGGACGACGAGCGCCACCACGCAACTGAGGCGCTGGCAGCATCAGCATTTGCAGATAGCTCGGTTGACGGAATTGGATCACTTCTTGCTCGTGTGAAGTACGCAGACGGGACCATTAATAAACTATTTGAAGGCAATAACGGCAACTTGGCGCAGCTGCTGCGCATCTGGACCAAAATTGTTATTGAAAAAGGTCAGGCACGGCAATGGCTCAAAGCGAATACTGCTTGGGATATGCAGGCAGCATTCACTTTGTACCATCGGGTGGCGGAATCATCACTCGCAATTTGGCTCAATGGCGGCACAGGCGATCAGGCCGGTGGGCTGGAAAAGATGCGTACACTGGAAATGGTCAACGAACTTGAGGACATGATGCAGTCGCATAGTGCGCGGGCGGCTGGAATGTTGGGGTATTCGAGATGATGAAAAAATTGGATAGCCTGACATTCAGCCAAGAGGTTATTTTTGGCGCTCTGATCGTGATATTTGTTGCGGTCGTTTCCTCCCTTATCTTTCATCAGATGAATCAAAGAGCAATGGCATCAGCATATCGAGGTGAGTGTGTTCGCGTTGGGAATACAGTCGAGCTCTGCCGTGCGGCGGCAATCAAATACATGGCGGCACGATGAGCGATAAATCGATTACCGTAAAAGAAGCCCTTGCAGTGACCATCAAGGAAATGCAAGCACTGACTGCTGATGAGCTGCGCGCAGAATTGAATCTGCATCGGAATGGCTGCATTGCTGCCGCGCTCCGCGATGCCAGTTTGCGTCTGTCAGCTTATCAGGAACCGAAATGAGCGATAAAGGGGCTAGCGTGGATATTCACCAGGAGCGAGCGAAGTTTGAGGCGTGGGCGAAATCAATCAATTATGGTAATCATCTTGAGCGTTTCTTTGTGGGTGGCGGCGATTATATTCAATATCAAGTGGCGAAGTGGTGGCAGTCCTGGCAGGAAAGAGCGGTCCAGAGCGCCCGTGCCATCGAAGCCGAACACGGGATCATTGGTAAGGAGGCCGAGGGATGAGCACATGTGCATGCATGGACACTTGGGATGACTGAGGCAATTGACGCCGTTAAATATTCTCCCCGATAGTACATCTTTACTGTACAATCGCGTACATCACTACTTCTTGCACTCGTAATGATCGCTGAAATGAGCGGCACCGATAGCAAGGATTCGCGTAGGTCCAGCAGATGATGGATTGTCGCGGCAAAAAATTGAGTCAAGTAGGTCACCTAGCACCATTGTCTAGGGAGTGAACAGAATCAGCAGAAGGCCACCTACGGGTGGCTTTTTTGCGTTATGCGGTCCACGATTCAAGTTTTGCGCAGAGTGCGGCGCAGGCTAGCCCTAGCATTTTCGGTATGCGCGTGTGATCGTTGATGTAGTTCGCATACGTAGCGCGAGACACGCCCAGCGCATCCGCTGCGCTGTCGTATGTGAACTGCATAGCTGATTGCCAAGCGCGCAGATCGTCTGATGTCATTTACTCGTCCAAAGCTGCAAGGTATTCAGCTTTCTGATCTTTGTATTCTGAAAACAAAAGCGCAGAAACTTCGTCAGCATATGCGCGATCCGCGCGAAGTGCATTGAGCGGAGCGATGAAATCTTTATCATCGATCACCCTCACTTCGAGCGCTGCATCTGCAAGTTCAATCATGTCAGATGCGGACAGATCACTTTTCAGTAAAGCGCGGTCGAAAAAATCATGACCATCATCGTGTGTTGTTGTGAGTTGTGCGGCTAATTGCTGTGCTGTGATTGTCATTTTATTGCTCCGTTGGTTGATTTCCTAAACTGCTTTCGCAGTTTCGGCCCGTATCACCCGGCCTCATCAGTAGGTTAGGCGCTAACAATCCGCATGCCTTGCGCGGACCCGCCGAATTTTACGACTTTGTTGATTCTGAGTTGTGCAGCTTCTTCGGATGCAAACAGCGCTGCTTTGTCGATAGTATTGCAAAAGAACCATCCAGCATCATCGTATTCGTAATAACAGGCTTCGCTATAACAAGCATCTTCCATTGATTGAATATCAGTAGATATGATTGCAAATTTTGCGTTTGTCATTTTATTCTCCGGTGATTGTCGGTGTTTGCTAAGCCGATGAATAGATAATAGTCTAATAATTAGACTATGCATAGTTTTATTTAATTTATTTTTAAAATAAGTTTCAGTAGCTAAGCGGCGCACTGAATGTGCAAAGAATTCTCAACGTCGAAAGGAAGGTGATCCATCTACCACGACAATACTATCTCCTGCGCCGCTAACCCGGCGCTTCGCCCGACTGGGGATTCTCGGTCGGGCATTTTTATTGCAGAACCGCGACCACGTAGCCACACGATGACAATGATCTGCTGCGACTGCAAGCAAGAGTACCGGATCCCGATCATTCCCATGGTGCGACGCCAACGCTTTGACCCGTGCGACACATGCAAGTCACACCAGGCTGCGCAAGAGGCGGCAGACGTGAAGGCGGAATAGATCATGGGATACCCCACCGTCAAGTGCAAATGCCCTGTATGCGGCAAGGCTTACATGGGCGAGTACGGACGGACAGTAAAGCGCAGGCGGTCAGATAGCCGTGATCCATGTTGCTCTCTCGCATGTGAGCAGGAACGCCGCCACAAAGCATCACGCGATCTTAAGTGGGCCAAGACAGTCAGCAAATACAAGTCAATCGCCTAATATATGGCAAGCAGTCAACGGACTATAAATTTATGGACATCGCTAAGCGCCCACGCGGACTCGTTCCCGGCTCGATGGAATGGCTCAGAGAAATGGAAGGGCCAAGGCTATTGACGCGTCTAGTGGAGGAAATCCACGCATCACCAGCCGGAGAAATGACCCCGACCGCCGCACGATGCGCAGGCATGCTACTACCGATCATTTATCCGACGCTGAGTGCAGTCCACCACACAGTAGAGACCACGCTCAGCAAGGAAAGCACGGAAGACCTGCAAGCTCGCTTCGCTAAGATCATGTCAGAGCAGCGGACGCTAGAGGCAAGTCAACCCCTCACGGTGGATTTCACCGAGATACCTGTATCAGTACCAATGGAGAGAGATCATGACAACGCCGAATTATCGCCCATCAAATGTGGCCTATCCGATTGATGAAGCGACTAGAAAAATCCCCGATTGCGGCCAGCTTATCGCAATGGAAAATGAAATCAAAGTCACCTATGGTGTAGCGCGAGTATTTGACACTGAAGAGGAAATGGTAGACGCCATCATCCGCGGACTATGACTGACATGCAAAAGGTAAAGTCAAGCATGATCGAGTCAATAGGCCACGACGGATCAAAACTGACAGTGAAGTTCAAGCGCGGCGGCACGTACTCATACGACGGCGTACCAAAGGCCACATTCGATAAGCTACTGGAATCCGATTCCACAGGGGAGTATCTACATGACCACATCATCGGCAAGTACAAGCATGCCGCAGCCAAGTGAATTAATGTTCTTGCACCCATCAGCAGCAATAGACTTGATGGAGCCAACAGAAGCAGATCCAACAGACGGGCCATTATTGCAGGGCTATCTTATACGCCCCGAGGTATCAGCAGCCACTATCTGCGGCATGCTATTAAAGCACAGCCTCTACCTCCGGACCCGCCCAGAACACCGAGCAATAAGCTACCACGCCTCCTGATGGCTATCACAGCACCCAGCGCACTAAGCAGCGTACTGAGCAGAGGGATAGCGAACGACGGACCGGTAAGCAAGGGCGGTATAGGCGTTAAGCCCGTAAGCTGTAGCGTAAAGAGGCCAGCACCCGTAACGGTAGTCAGCAAGCCACCAATCACCAAGGCAGCTCAGACGCCTGTAGCCCCAAGCAGGATAGTGGCTAAGCCCATACCGGATAAGCCGGAGAGCGATATCGATAGGACGATAACGGAACAGAATCAAACAGTTACAGTGGCTACGGACAGTGGAGCGCAACGGAAGATAGGGGAAGATAGCGGAATGGTAGAGGGCGGAGTGAGGGATATGGGGGCTACGGTTGCCACCCAGCGCCTACACACTCAGCCCAAACGTCCGAAGCCGGTAACGGACAGTGGTAACGGACAAGTTGCAGTGGTAACGGACAAACTGGTAACGGACAATCGCGACGCGAACAAGCAGCGCACTTACCGTAACGTCCACGCTGACGAGATCAGAGAGCGTGACCGGCTACGGAAAGCAGCTAAGCGCGCTAAGCCTCCCGAATAGCAATGATCGATGCCCTGCTGATGTTGTACTGGCGTGCCATGGCACTGACTGTTGATCCTGATGCGAGTGATTCGCGGATGGTCTGGCGCTGTGCTGCCGTGGTTTTAAGTGGCCTGCCGAATACAACACCTTGATCTCTTGCTCGCTTAATCCCGGATTGAGTCCTCTCAATTAATAGATCGCGCTCAAACTCTGCAACGGCATTGATCACTTGCATGGTCATCTTCCCAGCTGGAGAGGTTAGATCGACGCCACCTAATGCTAAGCAGTGCACACGAATGCCGGACCTCTCCAATTGCTCAACAGTGGCGCGTACATCCATGGCGTTACGACCTAGACGGTCCAGCTTGGTAACGATCAGCACATCATCACGCTCTAGTCGCAGTAGCAGACCGGCAAAGCCTGGGCGCTCAGACGCAGTGATAGACCCACTGATGTTCTCGCAGATGGCGCGGTGAGGCTCCACAACGAATCCCGATCTGGATATTTCCTGCACTTGGTTCTCGGTAGTCTGGTCAGTGGTTGAGACGCGGCAATAAGCGAATGTGCGTGACATATGAGCCTTTGTGTAATGTAAGTGAGACTACACTTTATAACATGTTGGATTACATTGCAATACTAACTTCCTAACATCAACCCCGGTCTGTTGGCAGGGGTGCGGTTACTAACACTGTTCATACATACAGCATTGCACATGTTTATATCCGATGAGCAATGCATGCATGAATTAATTAAATGTAGGAAATATTCTTCTGTGAAACTCGGGGCCACCCCTCTCCCCGAAATTTCTCTGTACACCCTCCCATTCACCGATCTGCCAAAACGTTAATTGTTCATTGAGGCAATCCATGTACACAGAAACACTATGGCACTCCGATGACCGGCGATCCCTATTCATCACGCGCCGCTACCCCGAATTAATACGCGAGGACAGCGACCAGTTCGATTCCTACGCGAAGGCCATAGCAGCGGTCACGTTCGGCGTTCACATTCCCTATAGCTCAGAGTACTCATATCGACGCTACGAGTCACCACGGTACAAGGAGACGCGCGCATGGGTCTTTGAATGCGAGCCTAACTCGGGGACCGGGCCAGCCGAAAGCGATTAACGAATAGTCGCGCTACACGGATTTACCAAAACGCTTTACCACGCCCGCTTAGCCGGGCTTTTTTTATGGGGAATCACATGGCACTACAAGACGTAATCGCGCAAGACCAGATCGATGTGCAGTCAGCGCAAGCGACATTGGATGTTGCAAACGCAAAGCTATCGGCGGATCAGGCATTGCTTGACGCAGCGGCTCCGCATCTGTCGGTACTGGCTGAACTTGAAATCGAAGTTACCAAGTTATCGGGCGAATTGCAATCCGGTTTCTCGATCCTGATTGCCAAAGCACGGTCCCTGTTTTAACCCACCCAAAGGAAGTTTCACATGATGAAGCAAAAAGTAACACACGCGAACAAAGACATCAAAAAAGCCAAGCCGACGGTTACCCCGAAAACGATCAAGCCGACTGATGGCGTATCGAAGCGCGCTGGCGTTGGCGGTCCAAAGTTGAAAAAAGGTAAGTCGCTGTAACCAAGGAATAAACGATGACCACGGATTTACTGACCGAAGCGGCGCAGATTCTCAAAGAACTTGAGAGCCGGAAGAAGCGCAATAGCATCGATCAGTATTTTCCTGAGTCCGGTTTATTGCGGCGCGAGTTGTACAAGAAACACATGGAGTTTTTCGCAGCAGGAAAGGATCACTCCGAACGTTGCGCTTTGTGTGCCAACCGAATAGGAAAAACCACGACCATGGGCGGCTATGAAGTCGCCTTGCACATGACGGGGCAATACCCCGACTGGTGGCCGGGCCGTCGCTTTGACCGTCCTACCCAATGGTGGATCGGTGGCGATACCACAACCACTGTGCGCGACATTTTGCAATTAACACTGCTTGGTCCCGTTGGCGACTTTGGTACTGGCTTGATACGCGGCGATCTGCTGATCGATACCACGAACAAGCGCGGCTTGGCAGATGCGGTCGAGAACTTCTATGTCCGGCATAAATCGGGCGGCAAGTCGTTCGGGCAATTCAAGTCTTACGACCAGGAGCGCGTCGCTTGGCAGGGTACGGCGAAAGATGGCGTTTGGCTGGACGAAGAGCCGCCGATGCCGATCTATTCCGAAGCGAACATGCGGACGATGACGACGGGCGGAATGATGCTCAGTACCTATACCCCGGTTGAGGGCATGGGCGAGGTCACGCAATCGTTTCTTGATGTGGACAAGCCTGAAGATAAATTTCTCCTGCTGGCCGGATGGGACGACGTTCCGCATCTGACCGACGAGATGAAAAAGCGCTACATGCTTTCCGTCCCGATCCATGAGCGCGAAGCACGAACCACCGGGATCCCGACTATCGGATCCGGCAAGATTTACTCGGTCAAGACTGATGACCTCCTATGCGACCCCTTCAAGTTGCCGGAACACTGGCCGAAGGGTTACGCGATTGATGTTGGATGGAACAAGACCGCGGCATTGTGGGGCGCTCTGGACCGTGACAGCGACACCCTCTATCTGTACTCCGAACATTACATGGGCGAAGCATCGCCAGCCGCGCATTCCTCCGCAGTTAAAGGGCGCGGCGAAATGATGGGCTTTATTGACCCGGCATCGCGTGGACGCTCTCAGCACGACGGATCGCAATTACTCCAAATGTACCGCAACGAAGGACTGACGCTTTTACTGGCAGATAACGCCGTGGAAGCCGGGATATTCGACGTCTACCAGCGAATGATTTCAGGGCGTATCCGGATTTTCCGAAGCCTGATGAATCTCCAAAAAGAGCTTCCGATGTACCGCCGGGACGCCCACGGAAAGATCGTTAAACAGAATGACCATTTGCTGGACACGCTCCGCTACTTGGTGCGCGCTATCCCGCAACTCGGTTACGCCATTTCAAGCAATCAAGGAAATCATGCCACCACTTCCGGGGGCGTGACCTATCGCACATCACGACCGCAGAAAGCATACCGATAAGTGGATAAAGACGAAGACACGCCGGTTGCCAATAAGGCCGCCGATGACGTAATGAAAAATTACGCTACCGATAAATCCTTACAGGAAAAGCTCGGCAAGATTTACGAGCAGATTACCGCGGGCTTCAAAGAAGAGAAAGCCACTCAGTCAAAGAATATTGACGAGTACTGGGATATTTACAATTGCGAGTTGGGCGACCATCAGCAATACAGCGGCGACGCAACGGTATTCGAGCCGATTGTTCACGACGCAATAGAAGCCCGTAGGAAGCGCTTTACCGGTATGACCTTCCCGAATGTCGGCAGTAACATTGAAGTCGTCTCTGAGCAGGGTGATACGCCTCAGGCGACCCTCTCCATCTTGCAGCAGTACGTCAAGAAGACGAATCTACGCGCCATCGTCTCGACGCTATTCCTTAATGGTGATGTTGAGGGCCAATGGTCCATCATGCCGGATTGGAAGCGCAAAGAGCGCACCATCACGATGAAGGTAGCGAAAGATGACGGGATGGACGACTACCCCGACGTTGAAGAGCAAACGATTGTCGATGAAGGCCCGGAAGTTACCGTTATCGCCGCGCAAGATTTATGGGTATTCCCCTCTACTGTTTCCGACATTCAAGATGCTGAAATCGTTTGCGTAGCTCTACGCCTGACCGATGACGCAATTGAGGAAAAAGTCGATGAAGGCGTTTTCCTGAAATCAGCAGTCAAGAAGTTGCAAAAGGACGCGGGCGAAGATCAGGTTAAGTGGGCTGAAAAAGCCCGTAGTGGTGAGGCAGGCATCAAGATCAAAGCCGGTCAAAAGTTCGCGCTGGTCTACATGGCGTTTGCGAAACTAAAATTGAATGGCAAGAAGTGTCCGGCCATTATTTATTTCGGCGGATCAAACAACGTTCTCGGCGTCATCAAGAACCCGTACTGGTCGCAAAAAATCCCCGTTATCTCCGAATCTGTCAATAAAGTGGCTGGTTCATTCTGGGGCAAGTCAATGGTAGCGCCGGTCGCTGGCCTGCAATACCAGTTGAACGACATTTCGAACATGGGTCAGGACTCGGCCATGTACACGTTAATGCCGATCGTCCTGACGGACCCGCTCAAGAATCCGCGTTACAGTTCGATGATCATGGCAATGGCCGCGGTCTGGGAAACCAATCCGAACGATACCAAGATTCTCGAATTCCCCCCGCTTTATCAGCACGCGCTCACGCTTCGCAATTCGATCAAGTCTCAGATCATGGAGACGATGGAAGTCAATGAAACGATGCTCGGCAAGGCTCCGGCAGGTCGCAAGAATGCCGCGGCAGTCGGGCAGCAGGGTGCCGAGGCCATGGCAACCATCGGCGATCACGTCAAGCGGTTCGAGCAAGGCGTTATGAATCTCCTTTTGGAATGGTTCTACGAGCTCGACATGCAGTTCCGCGAAGACGACTTGACCATCATCGAAGAAGGCGAGCACGGCATTAAGGCCACGCTGGAAAAGATTCCGCCGCAGCAGATCGGGAAACGCTACTGGTTTAAGTGGCTTGGCGCGGACAAGGCAATCGGCGCTCAGAACGTGCAGCAGATGATCGGCTTTGCCAACGTCTTGCGCGGCATGGGTCCGCAGGTTCTCAATGGTCGCCGTCTTGATTTAGGTCCACTGGTTGACTTTGCCAGTTCGGCTATTTTCGGCCCGACGATGGCGCAAAACATCTTGATCGATGAGCGCCATAAATTGTCGGTACCGCCCGAGGTCGAAAATGAAATGCTCTTGAATAATCTTCCCGTTGAGCCGTCACCGATGGACAACGACACGGAACACATTCAAGCGCACCAGAACGCGGCGCAGCAAACAGGTGACCCGACAGGTGTATTCCGCAATCACATCGTGTCGCATACCAAAGCCATTCAAGCAAAGATGGTGCAGCAACAACCCAAAGGCAATCCGGGCATACCAGGACAAGGCGGTCAACCCGGCGTTGCCGGTATGCCGCGTCAAGGGGCGATGCCAGCAGGTCCTCGCAATGGTGCGCAACAACCTCCCGGCGCAATTTCCCAAGACAGTATGCAAGACGGTCAAGCAGGTATGCGCGGTTAAACAGTTTGGCGGTTGGGTAAGTCGGGGGTAACTTACCTCGGATTGCTTCCGTAGTCGCCGCCGATTCAAATAAAAGGAAGCAATGGATATTATTTCAAGTTCTTCATTTTCGCAGGCAAACGGAATCGCTCGTCGGTTCAAGGACATGGGGGACGGTACGTATGCCGAAGTCACCGCCATGGCGTCAAGCAACCCGTCAGCAATCCTCGCTGGTCAGCAAGTGGGAACGGCAGCGGCAGTATCTCTGCCGGCCAACCCAATAGTAAATGGCATCGTCATCACGGCGCTGCCAGCCAACACCGGAACTATTTATGTGGGTCCGGCTGGCGTAACGGCAGCTAATGGATACCCACTCGTAGCAGGCCAGTCAATCAGCTACGGCGTCACGAACGCCAGCGCAATTTTCATTATCGGCGCGGTCGGTAGCGTCGCATGGACGGGGAACTAACATGATTCCATCAATTCCACCAAGCGCGCCGGCTGTACCTTTTGCGGGCGGTACAACATGCGAAAGCCTTGGGGCATCTTCTAATGCTACCGCGTCAGTCAACTTAGCCTCTATACAGGCAGCATTGAGTCGCACCGGCGTAGTTACTTTAACTACGCCGGGCACATACTACATAAACGGGACACTCCTGGCACCAAGCGATACTGATTTCAGGCTTGGCGCGGGTGTAGTTATACGTAGAACGCAAGGTGTCAACGCATCCATGCTGCGTAATACCAATGCGAACTCTGCGCCTTTTAACATCACAAGTCTGACATCCAGTATCGATGGATCGAACGGCTACCTAGCGAGTGTCACTACCGGCACGCCACATAATATGGCCGTCGGCAGCTATACGTTCGTAGCAGGCGCGCAGCCTAATGACTATAACGGTATCTGGAAAGTATTGTCCGTTGCAGACAGCATGCATATGACGCTTGGTATGTCCTATTATAACGGCACGCCGCAAGTCTCTAACTTGACCTCGCCAGCGACGATTAATACCGGCACTAGCGGTGCGAATATTATAGGGGTAACCACTACCCTTAATAGCGGAAATATCGTGTTAGGGAGTGGTACTACATTCGGTTGGGTCTTAGGCCAAGCTTGTACCTGCACGGGCTTTGCAGGGCCGCAGACTATAACTGCTGTTGGCGCTAATGGCGCTCTTACCTTGTCAGGTAAGGCCACCGCAAACAGTACGGCAGCGGTCTTTCAAACCAATCAGTACGCCTATACCTCGATTGTTGGGATGGCGGCTGACGTTAATATCGCCGTGCAGGGGGGCACTTGGTACCAAGACTTTCAACTGGCAGATGGGTCGGGGTTCTACGCCGCTGGTGTCAATGGGCTGACCGGTAATAATACCTGCGCTATACTTCTAAACCGTGTGCGGCACTTGCTGGTCCGCGATATTTTATTTGATAACTGCTATGACGGCCTAGTTCCGATGTCGGCGTATGACGCAGTTATCTCTAATATTAATTCTGTAAATACCGGCTCTACTGTGCAGTTTATGTCAGGAGGGAGAAACATCACTTGTTACGCTATCGGCGGGCAAACACATGATGTTACCGTATCCTTCTTAGTAGGTAACTGGTACACCTGGGCTGGCACGAATTTCGAGTACCTGACGGACGTAGAGGCGCTCACTATTCGTGATGTAAATTGTCAAAACGCGTTATATGCCGTTCAGTTGTCAGGTCAAGCAGGGGTAAAGTTCAGGGAAGTAACCCTCGACGGTATCACTGGTACTGCGGCGGAAGGCTCGGGGTTAATCAACGTGTACGATGATCCTGCGATTGGCGCAGGAACCTATATCGAAGGACTAAAGATCAGCAGGGTACGAACAGACGGGGCATTCCCTTGGAGTTCTGCGATGATTTTTACAGGAAATGCCTTTTTAGGCGTTAAACCTACCATACGCGGGCTGTCTATAACTGACTGTGATCTGTTTGTACCAGATAGCGCAGTATCTAGCCTAGCCTTTGCAATAACATTTAATGGGGCTATAAATATCCCGTCAATGACGATAGCGAATACACGATTTACGGGGCGCGCCGTCGGTCTCAGTAACAGTGCTATCAACCTCGGTGTAAATCTAATAGGTACAGGTTTACGCCTCTCTAATGTTGAATTTAGCCAAGTCGCAAACTGTGTAGTCGGTGGCTTTGCTTCTACTGCTGCATCCTACCAGTACAGCAATATTCATATGTCTGGCTGCGGTGCACTTCATTACGGAATGCCAAACGGATCGGGTAATATCTATATTGGACTGAACAGCATTCATGTAGAAAACGTACAAAATAAACTTCTATATAGTTTCGGTAATACATCAAATGGCTATATCTATGTCGGTGGGGTTAATTTTGCTGCAAATATGGGCGGGGGTTGGTTAGACTCAAGTATCACTAATAACTCAAATTGGACGGCTTTCTGGTCTAACCCCCACAGAAATCCTTATAGTATTGCGGGAGCAGGCCCATCTCCAGATGTACGAAATGGTTCAGTACAAGCGCACGTCATCGCTGCCGCGACATCAATGGGCAACATACTGGGAGGCGGCTACCCCGGGTCAGGACTCTATGCTGGCGGAGGCTACTACCCAATGACGTTGATACTGACTGCTGATTCAAGCGGCACACTTGCGTGGACGTTCCAGGGAAACTATGCTCTGTCTGCTAACGTAGGACAAGTTGGACAGGTTCTCACACCGGGCGCGGCGAATGCGGGAAAAACTATGACGCTTCAGTTCATCTACCAAGGTGGAGTGAATGGGAAGTGGGCGCAGACAAACGTGGGGGCTTGGAACTAAGCTAATCAACAATCCCGCACTAGGCGGGATTTCATCAAGCCTCGCCACCACAAGTCGCGGGGCTTTTTAATGACCAAAGGATTTTCATGTCGTCTATTCAGTCTCAAATGCCGGTCAAGTATCAAGATTCGGTAACCCGCCCCGCCGACGCCGCACCCGCGACAATCGATTTATTCAACATCATCGGATTAATCGACGCGACCCTGCCGAACTTTACGTTGAGCGAACTGGGCATGGTTGCCAGCGCAAGCCAGTCGCTGGCTTTATCGGCTGATTTCCAGGTTCACGTCATCGATTCCGCCGATCCAGATGCAATTGTCAGGCTGCCTGATGCGGTTGCCGGAATCACGCACATCGTCATCAATGCCGATCCGAAGAATGAAATATCGGTCCATGGCGCTGATGGTGAGTTCATCAATGGCGCATCAGGATCAGTCGAGCAGCTGGCTGGTATCGCCGCAATTTATCACTGTCCGATGGTTGGTCATTGGTTCCGGATTCAAGGCAGTTAAAAGTTTTACGTAGCACCGCAGTATCGGGAACCTTCGGGTTCCTTTTTTTTCGCCCCCGATTAGCACACGTCAATGTGCCACATACGATCCCTGCACGTTATGCAGAACAACCGATCTGTCCACGTAATGGACTCAAGAGGAATGAAAATGGAAAACGAAGATATTGAAGCATTGAATGCAGGGCTGAATGAAAACAGCGAGCCTAATGATCCTTACGCCGATCAGAACGATGAACCAGAAGCGGACGAGCCGGAAGAAATTCCCGCAGAACCCGATGCCGGACATTCTGAGGACGAAGACGATCCTGACCCACGACCATTAACACGGGGTCAAGCGCGTATGCAAACTCTCGCCAATGAACGGGCGATTGAAAAGACGCAACGTGAAGCCGCAGAGCAGCGTGAGCGACTTTTACAAGGACAACTTGACGAACTTCGCCGGGGCCAGCAACGCCCGCCAGAAGACGACAACTTGGACCCGATGGAAAAGTGGCAGCGCGATGCAAATCTGCAAATCCAGCGTAGTCAGTTCAACAGTCAAGACATGTTGGACCAGACCAAATTCTTGCTTGCCGTATCAAAAAATCCTTCGCTATCCACCTTTGCAGACTCCGTTGAAAAACGCCTGCAAGAAGTGCGCTCAAAAGGCGGCAACCCTTCCCGCGATCAAGTCTTAACCCTTCTCATGGGCGAACAGGCAAGAGCGCGGATGGACGCCGCACCAGCAATCAAAAGCGCCGCCGCAGCGCGTGTGAAAGCAGCCACTGGCAAGCCTCTTGGCACTAAGTCGAATGTGGCACCAAGCAAACCTGACAGTTCGGAGTTTGACCGACTGAAGGGACTCAAATTATAAGCCACCAGATCGGTGGCTTTTTTATTGGAAAAATGAAAAATGGCATCAGTCAATAAGTCTGCAAGTTTCGCATCAGACATAAGTAACTACATCCAGAAGAAGACCCTTCCTCTGGCCCAGCGTCAATTAGTTGCCTTCCAGTTCGGCACCCCGTTGATGCTTCCAAAGAATCGCGGCACCACTTACACGGCCACCCGCTATTCGCGCATCAACCTTCCCGCCGCCGCTCTCTCCGAAGGCGTCCCATCGGTCGGCGAGATCATCCCGATCTCCCAAGTATCGGCGACCGCGCAGCAATGGGGCGATTCGGTCTACATCACTGATGTGGACATGCTGACCATTGAGCATGACCTGTTCAAAGAGGCCATGCGTCTGACTGCATTGCAACTGGCCGAAACGCTGGAACGCAATACACAAAACGCGCTGATGTCCGGCACAAACATCGGCTTTGCCAACGGTAAGGCCACTCGCGCCAGCCTGTTAAGCACCGACGTATTGGGCGTGACGGAAATCAACAAGGCGGTCGGTTCGTTGAACACCGTTGGCGCTCCGAAGTTTGGCGCACGCGACTTTGAAGACGACAAACTGGAACTGGATACTGTCCGTGGCGGTGGCAAGAACAAGCCGCATTACGTCGCAGTTATTCACCCGTTGGTTGAGCAAGATTTGCGCTCGAACGCAACGATGGCAACCGCCTGGTCGTATAGCGATCTGGAAGTTCTGTACAACATGGAAGTCGGTGTTTGGGGCGGCGTTCGCTTCACCTCCACCAACATGACCCCATGGTATCAGGGCGCAGCAGCCATCACCGGCACCAGCTCCGGTACCGGTACTTTCACAGCAGCCAACTATCAGTTGTTTGTGACCGAGACCGATCCAGTGTTTGGCTATGAGCGGATCATTCACCAGTCGTCCGGCAATATCGCAATGACCTTGAATCAAGGCCTGTCGGTCACGCTGCCGACCGCCACCGTTTCGGGTTACACCTACAACTGCTATCTGTCAGCAGCCGCAGGTACTACCCCGAACACGCTGGCATTGTGCGCCTCTGGTCCAACGACCGGTTCGTTCACCGGCTACGCAACCCAATTGGCAGCGGGCACAACCGTCTTGCTGACCGGTCCGGGCCCAACCGTTGCATCGCTACAAGCAAGCGCAACGCCATCACTGATTGCACCGTTGCCACCAGCAACCGGCGTGACAGTGTACCCAACGTTCTTCATCGCAAAAGGTGCTTACGGTCAGGTCACGCTTGACAGTGCGCATTTCGAGTACCTGAAGGATGCCGACAAGTCCGACGTTCACAACCAGTTGCGCGTCATTTCGTGGAAGATTTTCTACGGCACCATGATTCTGAATCAGGCGTTTTTCCTGCGCTTCGAATCTGGTTCGAACTACGCCAACGTTATCACCACTGGCGCATTCAACTAATCCTAGTTAGCTAGGCACACAAAGGAGGGTCTTAACCGACTCTCCTTTTTTCATTTCCGAGGGGAAAAGTTTGGACAACAAAACACTGTCTTTGAAAGACAAAAACCACAAGCCGGACGCGGTCGATCATGTGGTCGATCAATCTGCCGACATGGCCGAATTAGCAGCATTCCGCGAAGACAAAATTGCGCGAGAAAAAGCTGAAGTAGCACGCATCGAGGCGGAAACCAAAGCCGCCACCAGCGTCACCATGAATTTGCCTCCCGCAGCAGGCAAGGGCATCACCTTGGGCGGTCGGATGTACGTCCACGGCCACACCTACAACGTCACCAATGACATTAAGTGGGCGCTTGAAGAGCAGCAAAACCGCTGTTGGGCGCATGAGAGTTCTCTCAAAGAATCAGAGAACAAAGGTCGCAAACAACGTCGTGCTTACGTGTCTTAATTGGAGATTAGAAAAATGAATAACGAAAAAACTGTAAAACCGGGCTACATGTTTCAAACATCAATGCAAATCGGCGGTGAAATCGCGCTGACTGTCAGCGGCAACTTTGCAGCAGGCTCGACCACTGACGAAATGGTCATTGAAATGGACAAGGTTCTTGCTGCACTCGAAAAGCAGAACGTCCGTCGCATGAAGTTGCCAGCCGTCCGTCGCACCCTGCAAGATCAACGTGACGCTCTGGTCACGAACAAGTCGCAACTGGAAAAGATGCGTGCTGACGAAGCTGGCCGTAAGCTATCGACCGCTGAAAAAGTGGCGATTGAAAGCTGCATGACGCGTATCGAAACGCTGGGCGATATGGTCGCTAAAGGCGCTGCCATCATCGTTGATCTGGAAAAAGAAGCCGCGTAATGATGAATTGCGCTCAGATTATCAGTCTGGCTTGTTCGATAGCCAAAGTCCCCGGCATGACACAACAGGCGGGGCAATTTATGAATGCGCGTCTGGTGCAGATTGCACTGGAACAGGACTTGGACATCATCCGTCGCACGACCACCATTCAAATGGTGATCGGCGTATCGGCATACAACCTTCCCGTCAATTATTTACGCGCTCGGGAGGCGTTTTATAGCCAAAGCGGCCAGATTTATGTTTTGAGCGCACGCAGCATGGATGACTACGACCAGTTATTCAAAGGTCCGGGGCAATTTGAATACCCGTACCTTTTCGCAACCGATCTGGGCGCATCGCCGCCCACGATCAACCTGTATCCCACGCCGTCTATTTCCGCAACCCTGACCGTCCGGTATATGGACAACCTGGTGGAAATCGCCACGCCGGAAACATCGGTCGTCATCCCATGGTTTCAAGATCAACTTCTACTTGTCAAGATGGTGGCAGAAGACCTGATGGACATTTCGGACGACACCCGCGCCAATGATTTTGCCGTAAAGAACGACGACAAGATGCGCCGGATGTTGCAAATGGCGAACGATAAAGAAGACCGCGTTATCACGATCAAGAAAGACCCGGCCACGTTCCGCGCCGCACGCGCAGTCCGACCGACCAAACTACAGGGCGACTAATGGCTATTCGTAACTCACAACCCGGTAGCTTCATTCCTACCGGGCTGACGGATGCTATCGACCAAGATTCTTCATTTGCAGGTGCTTGCCAATCACTATCGAATCTGGTCTTTGACCGGCAGAACCGGGGCGCAGTAGTCGCGCGTCCCGGCGTGACAGCAGCAACGGCATTCCCCGGCTTCACATCCCCCGGTGTTATCTCGGTCATGATTGACGTCGGCTCGCGCATCTACGGAATGATCGCTACAGGTCGCAATGCTGCCTATGACGAGCCATTTTGCTATGACACGGTATCTGGCCTGTTCGTCACGATCAGCGACGTACTATCAACCAATGTGCCGACCACACCACCAAGCACCGGTGCATGGTTGCCGCCAACGATGGATGTTATCGGGACCAAGATCATTGTCACGCATCAGGGATTTTCTGGCGCAAACTTCTTTGGCTGGTTCGATATATCTGGCTTTACCTCTGCGCCGACCGTTACGACTACTTCGGGCAGCAAGACATTAACCGCAGTCAGTACGACTACCGGTGCATCGGCGGGCATGGCTGTCACTGGCGCAGGCATACCGGCTGGCAGTTATATCGTGTCAACCACCGCCAACACCATCACGCTCAATCAGGCGGCTACAGCAAGCGCCACGGTCGCAGCAGCGGTCACAGGCGGATCATTTGCAGCGCCTATGTGGTGCGCAGGCAATACGACCGTGAATGCCTTGCCATCGATTCCACTATGGGTCGTCCAATTCTTCGGGCGGGCTTATTTCGGCTGCAAAAATGCGATTGTTTTCACTGACACGCTGTCAGCGACCACGATCAGCAATACGAATTTCACCAGCGCATTGACGCTTGGCGACACGACTAGCACGACGGGTGCAGCAGGATTGCCATTCAACAATGGATCGTCCGGTATCCTGCAATCCCTGATCGTGTTCAAGGCGAACGCGATATATCAGGTGGTGGGCGATGTCACCGGTACCGGTACTACCGCGCTATCACTCAACACGATTTCGCAGAACGTGGGCTGCATCATGCCCCGGACCGCGCAGCCGACCATGTACGGCGTTCTGTTCATTGGCTCAGACGGACCGCGGCTCATTAACACCTCTGGCGCGCTCCAATATCTGACCAGCGAGCAATCTGGTACGCCTGACATCGTTATCCCGTTTTCGAATGCGACAACACCATCAAGGGCATGCGCCGCATACAACAATGGCGTTTATCGGGTCGCACTCGATACCGTCTATCGGAATTTGACCAATTCGTTTGCGTCGTTTCAAGCCGCGGACTTCTGGTATGACTTTCTCGTTAATCGGTGGAATGGCGCGCACTCGTTTCAGTATCACTGCGTAGTTCCGGTTGGCGCTAGCTTCTATCTGTCCTCAAATACAAGCCCGGGCATCCTGTTCATAAGCCCGGTTGTAGGCTCGCCCAATTCGGCATATTTGGACAACTCGGTGACCTATACCTGCACGCTGCTATCGGCCACCATGCCGGACGTAGCGCCAATGAGTCAAAAGGCCATCGTGGAATCGACGGTTGAATTGTCGGGCGTTTCGTCGCAGGCGTCGTATGTCATCACGGCATACAACGACCAATACAGCCAACTATCCGTCAATACCGTAGTGCTGGGCGCAGGCGTCATCAAGTGGGGCGCGGTCAAGTGGGGGCAGTCTGCATGGGCATCGTCCTATATCGGCACCCACCCGTATTCAATCCCCTGGTCGAATCCGATTGTCTTCAAAAAGCTGATTTATTCAATCACCGCACCCGCCGCGCAAAGCGTATCGATCCGGGAAACCGCATTTCGCTATCAAGTCCTTGGGTACACAAACGGATGAAATTAACAGTCACGTTTAACGGCTTCATGCGTAACAAGATAGTCCGTCTGGAAGAATCAATTCGCGGTCTTCCTCAAGTCGAATTACCTGTTACACACCACTTCTCAAAAGGGCTTTACGCCCGTGAGCTATTCATTCCAAAGGGTAGTGTTCTGGTGGGGAAGATCCACAAAGAGCAAAACCTAAACATCATTTCAAGCGGCGACATATCGGTTCTTACCGACGATGGCGTGATGCGCCTAACAGCGCCATCAACCATCGTTTCTCCGCCCGGCACAAAGCGCGTCGGATACGCCCACGAAGACACGGTATGGATCACGATCCACGCGACCGAAGAAACCGATCTGGAAAAGATTGAACGGCAAGTAATTGCGCAGACATTTCAAGAGTTTCTTGACTACACAAAATCATTAAAATTGGAAGGCTGAATATGGCATGGGTCAATGTAGCAGGCGCAGCAGTCGGCGTTATTGGCAGTTCGGTACTTGGTGGCGGGTCATCGGGTGGCAGTTCGGGCGGTAGCTCAAACGCCTATATCCCGACCAATCAAGCGGGAATGGATCAGAACTTCCAGACCAACTACAACGCTTACGGAAGCACCTTAAACAATCTGCAAGGCCAAACAGCACCGGCGGCGCAGCAAACGTTTCAAGGCCAATACAATAACCCGTATGCCGGTCAGATGATGGCAGGCGCGAATCAATCGGGTCAGGCTTACGGTCAGCAGGCACTGGCAGCGGGCCAGCAGTCAGCGCAATCTTATGGCGCGGCCAATGCAATTTATCAGCAGGCATTCGATCCACAGCAAGCGCTCTACAACCAGCAATCGCAGCAACTTAACGATAGCACCAACGCGGCACAATATGCGCGTGGAGTGAGTATGACGCCCTATGGTGCGTCGGTATCGGCGAATGCCATGGGTAACTTTCAGAACAATTGGCAGAATCAACAATTGTCGCGGGAGGCGCAGGGTATTGGTGCGATGAATAACGCCAATCAGGCGGGTGCATCGCTTGGCGCTGATTCGGCAAGCATGTACGGTCAATCTGGGCAAGTTCCTTACGGTGCGCAGAATAGCATTTTCACCGATCAAAATTCAGCTATTCAAAATCTGTACGGGAACTATCAGCCTTATATGCAGGGCAATGATCAACTTCAATCCAACGCGCTCACTTACATGAATGGCGGTTCGGCAGCACAAAATCAGGCATTCAAGCAAAACCAGATTGGGCAACAAAATCTATCCAATACCATTGCTTCGGCGGGGCAGGCCGGTATGCAGGCGATGAATGCGTGGAACGGTAGCGGCAATAGTTTCAGCAATGGATGGAATTCCAATGTCACCAATGCTACGCCATCAGGATCGACTTCTTATGGCGATGGAAGCGGGTCCGGCATGAATGCCACTGATTATGGGCTGAATAAATATAACGGATATGCCGACGGCAGCGGAGGAGGAAGGTAATGAATCTGATTAATGGATTGGGTGCTATCGGATCGTTCGCCCAAGGAACGCGTGATTACGAACTTTACGACCGGAAAAAGCAGGCTGACGCGCAAAGCTATGCGATCAATCAGATGGCCTTTCAACAGGCGCAGAAGAAGAATCAGGATCAGATCGGAATTGACGGTGGATACCTTGACATTAACTCGTCTGAATTCCAGGATTGGATTGCAAAAAATGGGATACCCAAGCCGCCTGTAAGGCCACAAGACCCAATCCCACCTTCGACGGGCGATGCATCTACCGCCGCTATTGCAACGGCCCCGCAGCCCCAGCCAGCGCAGGCGCAATTTCAGCCGCCCCAAGGCCATCAGAATAATCAATTGATGGACGGACTGAAAATGCGCGCTGACAAGTTGCAAACTATTCAAGACCCGCGTGAGCGTCAGTCTTTTATCAATTCCGTGTTCGGCAACATTAACGCCATTCCGAACCCGCAGCAGCGCAATCAAATGGGGCAGATGTGGAACAACGTCGCCATGCAATCGCAGCAAGCGCCGCAGGGTCAAGGTCAGCCGATGCAGGGTCAAGGTCAGCCCGCGCCAATCGCGCCTTATCAGTCGATGGCAAATGCAGGCCAAGCAGCAGTACCCGACCAGGCGCAAATCGCCGCGCCGCCGAAGATGAATCTTGATGAGGCAGTTAAATTCTTGAGAAGCAAAGGCAAGGATGACAGTCAAATAGTCGCTATTCTGGACAAGAATACAGCTCGGCTCTCTGCGGAGGGGCAGCAGCGGCTAGCTGTGATTAAAGAGCAAGAGTTGAGTGACTATCACAAGGGAGTAAATCGCATTAAGGAAGAAAAATTAGCCCAAGATGCGCCTCTCACTAAAGCTAAAACCGATAACTATATCGGCCTCACGGATGACCGGCCACTTAGGACGAAGGCGATACAAGATAACGTAAGCGCTAGGGCATCGGCGGGCGGCAGTAGGCTGTCAGAGGCCCAAAATGAGGCTCTGTTTGGGGTAAATGGAGCGGTAGCGCAGGGAAAGATAGACCCAAACCGCATCAACAGCAGGACAGATAGGATGTTTGCGGATGCCTTTATCAAAAACCCTAATGCTGACTTTGCCAAGATTTCAGCGGACATCAACTTAAGCAGAAATCCCGGCTTCCGTCAAAAGGCAATGACCGCCGAAGTACTGCCTGAGATCATGCAAAATATGGTTGATTCAGGCAAGAAAATAGGATTTAGCGACATAAAAACCATTGGAAAAATGCAGGCATGGGTTAAGGGAGAGACAAACGACCCTGACATGACCGAATACATGGTTCAGCGGAATGACGCGCTAATGACCATAGCGGGCGTAATGCGTGGCGCAGGAATGACCGACATGGCCCATCACGCAGAAACGGAAGTGTCATCTCCAACAATGTCACCTGCTGCGCTGGATGCTTGGATGAAGGGTCAAATGAAATCTCTTGAGCCGCGACTGAAACTAAATCGTGAAATCATTAAAAACAAGCCGTCACAAGGGGCTGATGCATCCAGCGCGCCTAAATCGACATCGGGTACTGCCTCGACAATTGTGCTTTCTAGCGCATCAGAACTTCAAGCCGCAATCAAGTCAGGCAAGTTAAAAAAAGGCGATACGTTCAATGATCCAAACGGCAATCCTCATACGGTGAACTAATGGCAGATTATGACTTCGGAAGTTTAGCTACTGCGGCGAAGAAAGATACCCCTACCAAGGGCTATGATTTTGGCGGATTGGCGTCACCAGTAAAGTCGGTTGGTGAAAATTTTCAGCCCAAAAAAACAGGTGGTCTTGCCGACCAAATCCCTACCGGCGGATACCCCAAGGCACCGGAACCAAATCAAGAAAAAGCCGGTGAGTATGATCGGATGATAGATGCCGCAAGCGCTGGCATGATGGCGGTTCCAATTGTCGGTGGAGCGGCTGGACTTGCCTTAAAGGGGATGGGTAAGGCTCCAATGATCGCCGAAGGTATCGGTAAATATACTAGACCGATACTCGAAAGCGCAATTCCACTTACGGGCCGCGCTTTAGCTGGACTTGGCATTTCTGGCGCTGCCGCTGGCGTCGGCGGGGAGTTGGCGCGGTCCTCCGCTGAAAAATCAGGGGCAAGTAAGGACGTGCAAAACCTTGCTGAAATGGGCGGCGGCATGGCGCCGGGCGCAATTGGCCTTGGTGCTCGGGAGCTGGTTAGAGGCGGAAAAAATGCCATGGCCAATAGCATGAAATCCATCTTTGACCGACCATTTGCCAGAGAGGGTGCTGAGCTATCAAAAAGCACAGGGATACGCCTGACGCCGGGGCAGGAGTCCGGACATCAAGGAATTTCTCTTGGCGAGAACTCGGCGCGGCAATCCTTTGTCACGTCCGATAAGGTGCTGAAAGCCGATCAAGAGCAGGCGCAGCAGGCCATTGCTGCCGTTAAAAAGATCGCAGATGGTATTAGCGCGCAAGATTTAAGTAAAGCGGGGATCGGTGAGCGACTGCAAACTGCCATGAATAATGCAGTAGAAAATATCGCCAAAGTCAGGAAATCAACGGGCGATAAGGACTACGCTGAGGTACGCGCCCTTGCCAATGGAAAGCCGGTTATCCCCTATAACAATGTGACCAAGGAATTACAGGCGATCATTGAGGAAAATACAGGCGTCGTATCGGCCGACGCAAGGAAAATAGTTTCGCAGGCAAAGAGTCAGCTTGCCGAAATGATGGAAACGCAAGAGCCTAGCAAAATACTAAATGCAAACGGCAAGATTCCGCCGCCGCCAAAGCCCCTCCCAAAAGTTGATGATGTTGAAACGGCGCGCCGAAACAGAAGCTCATGGAGTAAAGCCGCTCGCGGGCAAGGAGATATTTTTACCGATGTCAGCCCTGATGCAAACCGGGTCGTTGCGTCACGTCTGGCGCGCGCCATTGGAAAGGATTTCGAGGAAGCATCAAGCGCAAAAACGCCATTTGCTGATGCGCTGAAAAAAGCCAATAAGAATTATGCCGACTACTCCGACTCAATCACGTACGTCAATAATTCTTCACTCGGTAAATTATTGGGCATTGAGACTACCGACGCCGGGGTTACTGGCGCTATCAGCAATACAATCTCCGGCGAGAAGGTCGCACAACGATTCCTGGCGATGCAGCCAAGTGAGGCCAAGACCGTTGCAAACATTCTGAAACAACACGCGCCAGATGTTTTGCAGGAATCGAAGTCGTATATCGTGCGCGATGCTCTTAAAAAAGGCTTGGACGTACCGATCAGCAAAGGCGCTAATGCGATTCCGCTGAGCTATAACAAGGTCATTAAGGGGCTTCCCGACAATGAATATTTGGAGGCGGTCGGCTTCACCCATAAAGAGGTTCTGGAAATAAACAATGTATCGAAAGCCATGCAGCGCAGTGGCGACAGGTCAGGCATGAACTTTTCCGGAACTGCGCCAATGAATCACTTTATTGAAATGCTTGGGACTCTTACGGGCGGAACTAAAAAGATACTGAGTACCGCCGCTCAAGTCACCGTATTGAACAAGATCGCTTCAGCCATGACCAAAAAGGAGGGCAGAGAAGCATTAATGACGATTGCAAAATTCGACCCGAGAAAACAGGCAAGTAGGGAAATTACCAAGGCGGTCACCATCATCAACGCAGAGAATACGGATAACAAATGAATATTTTGCTTATTGATGTTGGTGGAAATTTTCTCGACTTGGCACTGAAATGCAAAAATGCCGGACATGCCGTTAAATGGTTTTTAGCTCCCGACAAGAGCGGCAAGCGCCTGCCTATCGGTGATGGGCTGGGGATTGAGCGAATCTACGACTGGAAAAAGTGGATGCGATGGGGGGAGGTCATTATTACTTCCGACAATACCCGTTACATCGCCATGCTGGAGCCGTACCGGAAATATGGGTATCCGATCTTCGGTTGCAACATGGCCGGGGCTGAAATGGAATTGGATCGCAGCGTCGGACAAAAGGTTTTCAAGGATCACGGCGTGCAGATCATGGATTACAAGACATTCCATGATTACGATTCCGCCGAAGCCTTTGTAAAAAAGACGATGAAGAGGTACGTCAGCAAGCCATCTGCTGACGTGGACAAGGCATTGAGCTATGTTTCTAAGTCGCCCGCCGATATGATCGCCATGCTGCGCAGATGGAAGAAGATAGGTCGGGCCAAGGCTCCGTTCATCTTGCAAGAATTCCGTCCAGGCATTGAGCTTGCCGTAGGTGGTTGGATCGGACCGAAGGGATTCAGCGGCGCGCTCAATATCAACATCGAAAACAAGAAGTTTTTGAACGGCGACTTGGGTTGCAATACTGGCGAGCAAGGGACCACCATCATCCCTATCAAGACGGATAAGCTCGCCAAAGAGGTTCTGTTCCCGTGCACCGAACACCTGATGAAGATCGGCTATGTCGGCTATGTTGACGTGGCGGTCATTATCGACAAGGACGGAGCTTGGCCGCTGGAGTGGACCATGCGCTATGGCTACCCGCACTCGCAAATTATTTCCACGCTGAACAAGGGCGACCCTGTTACATGGATTGCCGACCTGATGCATGGGTATGACTCGCTGGAATTGACGCAGCAGGTCGTCAGTGGCGTGGTTGTCACCATGGGAGACTTTCCCTATAACAACATACCTCGGGAGCAGTTGTGCGGCGTGCCGATCTATTGCGATACCTCGGACGAGAATTTGCACCCTTGCGAGATTATGGCGGGGACCGCGCCGACTATGGCTGGCAATAAGGTGGTGGACTTGCCTTGCTGGACATCGGCGGGTAATTATTTATTTGTCGCCACCGGTGTCGCCCCTACCATTTCTGGTTCGCTGAAGCGCGCCTACGAAACCATAGAAAAGGTGGAGGTGCCAAATTCCATTGGCTACCGCACGGATATTACCGCCAAGTTCAAAAAGCAACTTCCAGAGTTGCAGAAAATGGGCTATGCCACAGGACTGACCTACTAACCGCTCCGGCGGTTTTTTTACGCCCAAAGGAAAATAAATGACAGCAATTGTAAGTCTTCCGCTGACGAATCAACTCACGAACGGCACGACGAATGACGCTTCGCAGGTCATGGCCGACCTGAATCAGATCGCCAATAACGTCAATTCATACGCCGCGCCGCTCGACTCGCCGACGTTCATCAACACACCGCGGGCGCCAACTCAGGCATCTGGCGATAGCACTACCTTGCTGGCGACCACAGCCTTTGTCATTGGGCAAGCTGGTACAGCCTTACCAACTATGGATGGAGCGGCAGCGGTCGGATCCAGCAATCTATACGCCCATCAAGATCACGTACATCCAAGCGATACTTCGCGTCAGGCTGCGCTTGGCTATGCACCCGTTAATCGCGCGGGAGATTTAGTTAGCGGCACTCTTACCGTAGCTATAGATGGTCAAGTTGGCTATACAACTGCCGCACTAAGGGCTGTAACAGCTAGTCCATCGGCTGGAAATGCGATTGTCTCACTAACGACTTCTGGCGATGAGGGAGTTTCAATCACAAAGGTTCGTGGCGCTATCGGGCTATCAATTTTCAATGGATCAAATGCTCTTGACCCCTTATCTGTTGCGCAAGCATCTCTATCCACTCACGCGCTAACACTTGGGCAGGCTAATTCCCTTTACGTAACTCCTGCGCAAATTATCGCGTCAGGTTCCATTGGCTCATACGCTATCAGCTCAAATTACTCCGGCGCGCCCGGACTATCTGGAACGTGGCAGTCCAGAGGTTACGCATACGATTACGGCTCTGGCACCGATGGTAATCCCTATACAGAACACACACTTTTTCAGAGGATTGCCTAATGAGTGATTTCACTTACTCGGACGTTAAAAGTCCGGTGCAGATTTCAGCAGGCATTTCTTGCTGGGTCAAGTTCAATGCGTTCTCTGGCTACGTTCAATTTCTGGCGACGTCGAACGATCCTGAGTTACACGGACAGCAAATTTACAGCGAGTGTATAGCTGGGAAGTGGGGCGCTATATTACTCCCGACCGATGCGCAACTTCTAGCCGCTGCACAGTCCACGCAGATTGCTTTGCTGTCAACGGCCTGCCAAACGGCAATTACCGCTGGCTTTACCTCGTCGGCACTCGGGACCGCTTATACGTACCCGTCCAAGCCGACCGATCAGGCCAATTTGAGCGCTTCAGTGGTTTCGTCCTTGATCCCAGGGAATGCTTCTGGCTGGACGACGCCGCTTTGGTGCGTGAGCGCGGGCGCGTGGGCGATGGTCCCGCATACCGCTACGCAGACACAGGTGGTGGGGCAGGATTGTAAGGTGGTGGTGCTTGCGTTCATGGCTAAAAATCTCACGCTCGCCGGGCAGGTGATGGCCGCAACGACCGTGGCAGCAGTTAAGTCCGTCGTTTGGTAATTTTTATTTAATCAATTTACAAGGTGGAAAAATGTCTTTACTGACCGAATTAAATGATGCCGTAGCGAGCATGAGAGTCACATCTTCCGCTCAATCTGGCGTGCAATCCCTAATAGTTAATCGGTACTATGGCGCATATGCGGCAGACCCTCTTACGCGACCCGATGGCACGCCAAGGCAAGTTTCAGATCGGTATTTCAACACGACCTCTGGTGCCGAAAAAACTTTCAATGGCACGATTTGGTATATCCCCAATATTGACTCAGCTGCACTTGCAACACAGGGAGGGTCGGCTTTGGTTGGGCATATCGCTGCCGGAAATGGCGCGCAATCGCGGACGGTGATGGCCAAGCTAAGGGAGATCGTCAGTATTGCGGACTACCCGGGCGGAGTCGGTGACGGGTCTACAGATTCGTACCCCGCCTACCTACTAGCACAGGCAGCAGTAGGCACTGGCACAATAAGATTCACTGGTCAGGCTGGTACGGTGTATTTTTTTGCGTCCTATCCAAATGCAGCCGACGTGCTGAATGGACCGCTCTTAGATGTAGACCCCGGCGTAATTATCCGTATCCCGCAAGCTCAAGGATTGGATGCCACATACGGCAATGGGTCAATCCGGGTCACTCGCACAACGAGATTCCATCAGTCGATCAAGGATGTGACTTTTTATGTTTCGCCGCAAACTTCCTCCTATGTGGGAGAGAAATTGCAATGGCCTATCGCCGCCAACGCCGACCGCACGACCGTAAAGGCTGTTGACTGTACAGTAGGGGTTTCCCCTCTAAAACTGAACTGGGACGGCGGGGGCGACGCCTTCGTAACCGATACCTTCGTGGCGTCCGCCGCCGCCAGCTATTCCTGCGGCACGGCGATGGACGGTTACATACATCTCGGGATAGCTCCGCTACTACCAGGAGACGTATTAAGCGCAAGTTTTTCCGCTTTTAACAACACTAATACCACGCTGTTTGTGGTGGTTCAATGCGATGGCGGTTATTACGGTGTCTACGGGAACAACGCTACCGGGTACTTGACGCAGTTCTATAAGCTCACCGGCATAGCTCGTCCAGCCCCGGTAACGCTGACGCCAGAATCCTTGCAGCACGCTAGCTACTTCCCGCTAGCGTCGGTAATGTCGATCAAGGTGCGCGACCTACGCCACTTCTCAATCTGCCTTAATGGGGTGTCCGCAGTTGACGTGGAAACCGCCAGCAATATCGTCAGCGCAGGTTTCGGTAATTACACGACGACTGGGGCCGGGCTGACCGTGCAGGATGTGATGAAAATCCAGAATACTCCGATAGTCCAGGGGGTTACCGGGTTGACGCTCGCCGTATTCGGAGATTCAATTACCGCTGGATCCGGTGTGCAGCACATTTACGGGTCGTGGCCCGAGCAACTGAAATGCATTTTTGATGGCGCTTGCGGAGTGCGAATTAAGAACGTGCTTAATTACGCTGTATCTGGCGCGACGTCCAGCACGCAACTACCTCTCTGTACCGCTGGAAATATCGCTGGGGCGCAGTACGTAATGTTTTTAGTGGGTACAAATGACATCCAAGGGGCTGGGTCGGTAGCGACCTATCTCGCCAACATGGGGGCTATGATTGACACCTGCGTGACCGCAGGGGCGAGGGTAATTGTAGGTATCCCGCCGATGTTTTACAGCATGGCTGCGGCAAGTGGGCGCGGCAATAACACAACAAACTTCGGCATCGGGTCGCCCTACCGCTCAGGCATCATGCGTCTTTGCGCCACTAAAGGCGTGAAGATGGTAGATACCATGGGGGGGCTCGGGAATATCCTAGCGACGTACTTGGACACGACGTTCGCTCTAGACTCAATGGTGTATGACAACGTGCATCCCACGATGTTTGGGCGCTTGCTACTGGCGCAGCTATTCGGTAACGCGCTCCTAGGGGACCTCGCAAGCGTCAACCTTATTGCGGAGAACGGCACGCTTTTACCAACTGCCAGCCTAGCAGCCGGGGCGTTGTTTACCACGGACCCCGCCACTTTCAACGTTGATACGAAAACGGGGGAAATCAGTGTATTCGGGGTGGTTGACCTACCGGCATCGGTCGCGGACGGTACGACTATATACACGTTGCCTACAAAACTGAGGCCGCGTGCAACACTGCGATTCGCTTGCTTAAACAGCACCTTCGGCACGTCTTACCTTGTGATCGCGCCGACCGGGGTGGTACAGGTGTATAAGTCGCCTGCCGCCGGCGGCTACGTATCGATGCAAATGGCGTACAACAAGCAATAGGCTCAAACGTAAAGAAGTTGTCCTCTGTTTTACTCGATTTAACCCTTTCAACTTCGGCTTTTGTGGGCAACACGAAATTCATCACGACCACCTTCGGGTGGCTTTTTCATTTCCGGAGAAAAAATGCTTCCTAGGCTCAAAATGTTCTTTATCTGGCTGCTATGCCTCGTCGTCACGCCGATCATGATTATTGCCATGTTGGCGCAGACGTTATTTGGCTCGATTCTACGCGCAAAGAGCATGGCGGTATCGCTGGACGAATGCGGAAATTGCCTGTTCGGCGGCGATCCGCAAGAAACAATTAGTCGGCGCACTGGGATGGCGCTCATCGCGGGTAAGCGATGGGCCAAGATCGCCGCGCCTTTCATCGACCTTCTGTTCGGAAAAGGCCACTGCCTAGCCAATGCCGCCGCAACTCCACTTTCTAATAACCAAGGTAAATAAATGGAACAGGTGAAACATATGATGGATGGTATTTCAGTTATGGCGGTACTCACGAGCTTTTCAAACATCTTTCCGGCTGTGCTGTCGGTTCTGTCGGCTTGTTTGGCAATCGTGTGGTACTGGATTCGCATCACGGAATATCTCAAAAGCAAAAAGGTGATTTCTGATGACAAAATTCGCTGACGCCTTTACTGCTCTAATTGGAAACGAGGGCAAATATTCGAACAATCCTGCCGACCCTGGCGGCGAGACAATGTGGGGGGTCACTAAGCGGGTGGCAGTCGCCAATGGCTACACCGGCAACATGCGCGACCTGACACTTGATGTCGCTCAGACTATCGCCAAAACGCAATACTGGGACAAATACCGATGTGATGAATTCGACGCGCATATCGGCTTTCAGGTATTTGATGCAGCATATAACGGCGGCCATCCGGCGCAATGGCTGCAGCAGGCGTGCGGCGCTGTCGTGGATGGCGCAATCGGACCCGGCACCATTGCTGCGGTATGCGCTGCGGATCCGATGAAAGTTGTAATGCGCTTCGACGCGTACCGACTGCAATATTTGGCCTCGCTCAAGATGCCAACATTTGCCGATGGTTGGATGAATCGGATTGCTAATAATCTCCTGATTGGCGCGCAATGATCGGCATACCCGAACTGGTAGTCAGCACCGGCATAATCATTTTTATTATTTTCGCCGGGATGGAAATTTACACGCACACAGGTGCAAACGACAAAATAGAGGATGAAGATGAGTGACTGGCAAAGTACGTTATCGGTTATTGAGCGGCTGGCCCCGACTATTGGCACGGTCTTGGGCGGTCCATTGGTCGGCGGTGGTATATCGGCGCTTGAAGGCGTATTCGGGCTAACCCCGGCACCAGCTGCCGCAACCAGTGATCGGCAATCAGCCATTGCAGCGGCAATTAGCGGGGCCACACCCGATCAATTGCTTGCGCTCAAGACGGCAGATCAAAATTACGCGGTCGCAATGTCCGGGCTTGGATTTAAGGATAAGGAGACTTTGGCGGCTTTAGTCGTGCAAGATACGGTCAGCGCACGAACGATGCAGTCGGATACTAAGTCGTACATGCCGCCTTTGTTCACGATATTTGTGACCATCGGCTTTTTCGGCATGTTGCTGTTGCTGATGTTCGTCAATGTTCCCGAGGCAAATAAAGCGATCCTTTATGGCTTCACCGGAACGCTCGGGACCGTTTGGGGGGCGTCGGCACACTTCTGGTTTGGCGATACGCAGGCTAGCGCGCGGACCACTGAATTGTTGGCGCAATCTACGCCGCCAATTTAGAAGGGGCAGCGCAGGAATTCATCCGGGCGAATGGGATGGCGAAGTAGTTTTGCGGAGCAAGCCTGTTTTTGCGGAGCAGACAAAGAAAAAGGAGTTACAGACAT